TCACAGATCGGCGCCTTCCAGCGCCCACAGCCTGGCCGACTCGACGATCTCCAGCATGTCGACCAGGTCGCAATCGTCGACCTCTCCCCGCCGATGCGCTGCATAGGCCATTTCATCGAGCACCGCTGCGTGCCCATCGGGATCCGCGACCAGTGCGACCTGATCGTTCAGCTCGTCCAGCCAAGCCGGCGGCAAGTCACTTGCCATAATCACCTGCCGCCCGGCACCACCAGGACTGCGCGTACAGCACGCCATCGATCTCTTCCAGCCCGGTGATGTTCATCCCGAGCTGGGCCATGCCGTTCACGCAGGCGTCGTGCAGCCGGGGGATGATGTCGGGCCCGGGGGACGGATTGAAAACCCAGGCCTGGGTCGAAACCCGGCCCAGCGGCTCACTGTGGTGGTCACCGATGTGGATGTCGGCCCGCAGGGGCTGGATCTTCCTGAGCTGATCGGAAGGGATGGCCACGCCATTCACGCGGCGGCGAACGAGGAGGAAGTACATGCTGCACCAATACTGTATATCGATACAGTATCGTATCCACCAAGGCAGTACCTGGGCAACTGCCGGTCAGCGGGTCGACTTCATCCTGTCGACCACCGCCTCACAGGCCAGGCCGGCTATTCGGCTTCGCTCAAGCGCTGCCGCGAGGTCTCCCGCCATTCGGTCAGCGTCTTCAAGCAATCCCCCGAGCACCACGACGGCAGAGGTTCCTGCCTGGCGCTGCTGGGTAGCGATGGTGTCGCAGGTGGCTCGGTGGCCGGCGCGCAGTCTGGCGATCTCGCCGCGCAGCCCGTCAGCAGCAGACTCAGCATCAGCGGCGCGGCCTTGGGCCAACTCCAGTTGTAGTCGTGCACTCTCACCCTCCTCGTCCGCCACGGCTTGGCGGCGCTGTTCTTCGGTTCTGGCCTGAGCGGCTGCGCGCCGGTCCCGCTCGGAGACCTCCAGGCGGTAGTCGGACAGTTCCTTGCGTGCCTCTGTGGCTTCTCCATCGGCAAGCACAACCCGGTACTGCTGCCCGCCAGCGACCAGCACCAGAGCGATCAGCCACCAGCACCAGGCCGGTACCGCGCCCAGCCAGCTCACGAAAGTACTGCCTTCAGGGCGGCGGCATAGTTGCGCTTGAACTTCGCCCGCAGCTCCTCGGGCTGCCGGTCATAGGCGCCAGGACGCCAAACCCGCAGGTACAGCGCCCAAGCCCCCTGCTCATCCCTGGCCGCCGGCAACGGTTTCGGATCGGTCCACAGCAGCAGCCGGGCCAGCGCCGCAGCCAGAACCGGGTCACGGCCAATGGCCAGGTAGATCGAGTCAGCAGTGAATGCAACGCCACGGGCACGGCACACGTCTTGCGCACGCGCCTTGACCGATCCATGGGTCATGACCCCGACCACGCCGCCGCCCTTCTCGAACTGGTAGTCGCCCCGTGCCGGTCCTTTGACCTGCTGCTCAAGGCGCGTCGGGTTTTCCTGCAGATTGATGGCGTGAAGGATTATCCTTGCGGGTCGCGTGCCCATCTGCGGCGGCAGCAGCGCTAGGCCTTCTCGGATATCGGTGTCCAGTGACATGGTTTCTCCAGGCTAAAGAAAGCCCGCGCTAGGCGGGCTGCATGAATTTCAGGCACAAAAAAACCGCTCAAGGGCGGCGATTCAAAGCACGAAGCGAAGGTATTAAACGGTAATGCCCTTGCTGGCAGCGTACCTACGAAGCTGAGCGATAGTGTCGTCCTTCTCTTGCGGGGTCAGTACCACATCATGAGCCTGGACCAGCACGACATCACAGAAACCGTCGAAGGAGTTGAATGCACTTCCAATCCGCAACTTGTTTGTCGATCGGCGCCGCGGCAGCCCCGCCGGCGGCGTCACGGTATTGGTTCGATTATTAGTCACATCCCGGAACGTAATGCCCGCAGAGTTGATCGTGGCTACAAACAGCGCGAAATCAGCTCTGTTTGCCCAAGAAATCGAACACACCAAGTTCGTACGATCGGCGTCATTGTTTCCGTAAGCGGCAGTAAAAGAGAACATTCCACTGCCTGCAGCGGTCATGTACATGTTAATGCCGTCGGACGTACCACCATCCGTCGCGGCCCCCTGCTGAGTACCGAGGAATGAAGGTCGGGTAGCGGCAGCAAGCCCGGTATCGGAGCTACGCCCAATGCAGAACACAGTCATCTCATCAGACTCTGCAATGCCGGACTGAACATAGTTGGTCCTCCCCTTGAGAGAGGTGTAAGAAGTAGTGATCGTTGGAGATCCGATCACAGAGCCTTGATCAGCCTGGTTGGCCGGCCCGAAGTTATGCTGGATCTTCTCTTTGTCCTTGTTCAGGAAATGAATCCCCCTGAGTCCTCGGCGCACTGCTGCTGAGTACTTTTTGGCTCCATTGTCTTCGACGCTAGTGCCCTTTGATTTAATTCGAGTTCCCATAATTCAACCTTCCTAGAAGCCGGTTTTTCGGCTGTATTCGAACATCACGCACGGATTGTGCAGCGCGAAGACATTTCCGAGCGGGGATTCGGCTGTGTCGTACAGCCCGTGCGTGTCCCGCAAGTTGCCGCGAGCGCCGCTGACAGGTCCAGAAGCGTTAGGATCACCTGGACGACCTCGCGCATAGCTCAGTACGGCATCGCTCGCAGCAGCGCGGCTCAGGGCGATGCGGACTGTGTCAAATGCCGTCACGCTCACAGAGCTTATTATGGAAGTGGCGACCGTATCGCTCTCGCGGATATCGAAGCCGAAGTTCGGTGCCGACGCGGCCAGTGCAGTGTCGAGAACGAGCTGTCCACTCGGGACGTGGAACTTGATGTCGATGTGGTCGGCGGCCCAGTCAACGGATACCGGCTCAAGCGGTCGCCACTTGCCGTTGCGACGGATCATCGTCTCGTACATAGCGCGACTGAAATACTCGCCCAGCAGCCAGCTGCCCTCGTTGGTGAGGTGCAGCAGGTCGCCCAGAGTCGGGAAGATGTATACCGGCACAGCCACGACCACGTCCGGACGCTGGCGGCTTGCGCGCCACTGAGCCAATGCGATTTGCATTGTGTCGCTGGAATACCTGCGGTGGGCGCCGACTTGGTAGGTGAAAAGGTACGGTCTGAACTTCTGGCCGGTTATGCTTGCTACTTCTCTCGAGAGCCCATCGAACAGCTCAAGTTCCAGCTGAGCGTACTTGTACGCAGACTTGGTTGCTGTCGCGCCAGACCCGGTAGTCGAGTAGTTTGCTTCGCCTTGAATCCAAGCGTAAGCCCACACCGAATAACTTTTGTTCAGGCTCTTCGAGAGAGCAGCTTGGTCCTTTACCAGCTGAATCAGCTTTTGGTAGTCGCCGATCCCATTGGGACCTAGGGCTTCTACGCTCTGACCGCCTCGACCTGGTGCACAACCCACGAACACCCAATTGGCTGCAAGTTCACCGTCTTCTACAGCGCGTCGGGTAACGCCGTTACATAAGCCGGTTACTGGCGTTTCAGCGTCTTCATCTCGAAGCGTCTCTATCAAAGGAATGTAAGCTGTCGGGTTGTATCCGGGATCGCCAGCCCGAACTTTCGTGCCGCTGGCTAGCATCAGATTGCTATACGGTTGCGTAGTGGAGATCACCGGAGCTGAGCCAAACCCAACTCCAAGCGACTGACCATAATCTATTACGGCCATGTGGTCGGTCATCTGCTGCTGGTTCAGCTCAAGAGCAACAAACGCCCCTTGAGAAGCACCGCTCGAAGAATCATCCGCCCCTGAGAAGTCACCGTCTGGATAGATGAAGTCAAGTTCGTCGACAATCTCAATGCCGGTCGCATTGGAGCGCTCCAATACGAGGTCGTTGATGTCAGATTCATTTGCTCCGAACTTAGCCATCGGATTGCCGGCCAAATCGTAAAGGCCCAGGCCATTCTGCTCGTTGGCAATTCGCCCTCCCATCATTTCGAGGGAGCCATCATCCAGAAACTCGGCGACTACGAACTCATCTTCTCCAGCGAACTCAGTCGCCGCATCGCTCCAAGTTGAGTCGAATGTATTGATGTCCTCCCGGATTTCGGCGACCGCCTTCGAGTTCGGATAACTATCTACGAAAACAGCGGCTCCCGCGTCGTTACGGTAGACATTTACATACTCATCCTGAGCGCTGGACAGCACGCTGAAGTTGGTGCCATTGGCAGTACCGGCAAGCCCAAGCGCCACCGATGCATAGGGCATTGCCCCGCCCAGCAAAGTCGCAAGGTTGGTCATCACCATGGCATTGGTGGGGCGAATAACGCCACCACCAACGTCCATCATTTTCACTTCGGGCGAAAGCAGTAGCTCATTCGTCGTCCCGACAATCCGGTCCAGCTCTTGAAGAGTCTCTTGGCCGCTCATCAAATCTTCCTCAATAAAAAGCCCGCACAGGGCGGGCTTGGTAACTGCTGCGGCGTCATGCCGGCGGGAACTGGTCGTCGTAGGTGTAAACGCGGGCGTCGTAGGGCATGCCCTTCATCGACACGTTGCCATTGGCTGGGTCGGAACTGGTGACTAGCACCGGGTAGGCCCAGCGCGAAGCCGGCCCGAACAGAATGTGCGGCGGCTCCAGTGGGCCATCCACCACCGGTGTGAAGTCGAGCGCGTCCACTCGGACCGTGTAATGGTCCACCTGCGTGGCAGTCCATGGGCCGGACAGCGTGCCATCCAGCTTACGCACACCGATCCGGTGCTCGCCGCCGGCGCTGAAGTCCAGCGGCTCCGATGAAGTCAACAACGTACCGAATCCGGTTACTTCGAAGTGGAGCAGGACTGCGCTTTGGCACCGCTTCGGAGCGTCATCGGCAACGGCTGCAAAGCTCAAGTAGCCGCTGTTGCTGCCATCCAGTTGGGTTTCCCAGCTGTACACGTCGGTCCTAAACTTCTGGTGGCCACGCCGGCGCATACCGACCCGCCAGGCTCTGGTCCTGTCGCTGACACCTGGCATTTTGATCTTTTCGACCTTGGTGCCAAGGTCGCCAGGCCAGCGGCACTCGACCGTTTCCCACGCCCAGGTAATGCGCGAGAAGAACTCCACATCCACGCCGTCGAAGTCGTTGATCGACGGCATGGCGCCGCTGATCTTCAGCATCTTGGTCATGTTCTGTGGCGAGTAGGTCTGCGTTTTCGGGCCGTAGGTCACGTCGAATGCTGCGCGGGCACCATCACGGACTGGGCGTAGCAGGCCACGGAATGTGACCAGTTCGCCGAACCCGCACGCCAGCGCGTTGTTGATCATGTCCTTGACCGTGATCGTCGAATCCAACGTCTCGTCGTAGGTATCCCCGCGGGCTACGCAGATGCTGTGGAAGGCCTGCCACTCGGGCAGATCCAGATCATCGTCCGTGTACCCGCGCTGCTTCAGCTGATAGATGCACCAGGGCACGATGTCGCGGCTTGGCCCGGTACCGCCCTCCATCAACGGCAGGATGCGGGTTGCCTCGACGCTGACCTGGCTCTCCGACTGCGCGGACAGCCGGTCACCGCCACGGATGTTGCAGGTCATCACCGTCAGTCCCGGGTAGCTGGTGGGCGAGTTCTGCATGCGCCCGCGCAGGTCTGTCCAGGTGGCGTCATCCCGCGCTTCATCGTTGATCCGGCCAGGGCGGTCCACGTACTGCTTGCGGATGCGGGCCTCGGCTCGCATCGCATACGGCAGCGACACGCGCTCGGTGAAGCCTTGGGCGTCAAGCGACCCGCCAACGTTCATCTTCTCGATGACCGTCCAGGCGCCAGCCACGTCCATGTCGCGGTATTCAAAGACGTAGTAGGTCGGAATCTCGTAGATCTGCCCTTCCCGACCGATACCGGCCAGGCCGTTGGCATAGGTGACCGTCCATTCCAGCTCGGTAACCTTCTCGTTGTCCGGGCAGCAGGCGAATGGCCCACGGTACCCGCCCTGCAAGTTCGAGGCGTCCAGCGTGATGAGGCCGTTCACCGTCTGCATGGCGTTGAAGCCCGGCCAGCCTGCGTCAGTCGAACCGGACGAGGTCAGGCGCTCAACCTCGAGCAAGCTCGTGCTGAAGGCCGTGATCCGATACCGAAGACCACGGGGCCCTATGGTTGCGAGGCCCTGGCCCAGCGCCAGGCCCACCACAGGCGAACCGCCATCGTAGTCCAGCGTCATTTCCGCTGGCTGCTCTGGAATGGCGCTGGTCGTGGCCGTGCCAGTCACCCCGACCGGAGACGATCCCAGGATGGTGGATGCGCCGGTCGCCGTGATGGCCTGACCAGCGAACGGGGTGAGCTCAACGAAGCGCAGGAGCCCGCTGCTCTGCTGTGCCTGGAATGGCGTGCCGCTGAGCAGGGTATTAAGGGCAGAGACCAGGCCGGTGAGGTCGGTCGTTGCTGTGTTGAGTGTGATCGGGTAGGTGGATGCACCACGGACCAGGCTAAAGCTCAGCGGTGTGACGTTGAAGTCGTACCGGCTGGGTGCAGCTGAGCCGGTGAGCGTGGACGCGGTGCCCGGGTTGGCCGGCACCGCTGGGCTGTATGGCGTGTAGCTGTGCACCACATACAGGCCTGCATTTGCACCGGCCACCTCGATCAGCATGCCTGCCGTTGGGTTCAGCATTTCCAGCGGACCACGCACGATGTCGCGCCCTGCCCCGCCGTCAATGACGGTGTAGGTGTACGGCGCAAGCACACGGACGATGATCCCATTCGACCAGTCAGCCGGGAACTGGCCAGAGCCGGCCGGCACGCTGATCGTATCGCCCACGAACTGGTACGCCGAAGCCGTGGCCGACCTGGTGAGGTCGGTGGCCACGGTCAGCTCCAGGCCGGCCGAGCCGCTAGAGCTCGCCCCTACCTCTGGAACGTTGAACCAGTTGATATGGGCAGGATCTGCGGAGAGGTCAGCGCCCGGCGGGTAAATGGTGAACGTCGCGTCGGCACCCAGGGAGATCAGCGGAGTTTCCCCAACCTTGACCTTGGCCAGTGGCACGTCGTACTCGCCTTCACCGATGTACAGAAGCATTTCCACGCGCTGGTCACGCGGCGCTACATGCGCCCGGCGTGGCTGGGTCAGGTAGGACGGATAGACCCGCTGGTGCCCGGCGATCTGGCGCACTGGCTCTCCCAGCTTGACCTTGTTGCCCTTGGCGCTGGCCTCGGTCAGTGGATCGCCCTGCTGGGTGCCGGCGCTGGATGGCATGCCGGGCATCTTAGGCATGATCGACTTCAGCACCGCCTTGGCGCCTTTGAACAGCGCGAAGGTGATGGAAAACGGGTCTGTGCCCTTGGGCTCGCGGTAGATCTGCAGCAGATCGGAAGGCTTGAACTTCACCTTGTGCCACAGGTGCTGCTCGATCACCTCATCATTGAGCACCACGCTGATCGGCGGGCTTTCCCGGCGCTCGTAGGACGGGGCCAGGGCCTTCAGCCATTCCTCGATCGACATGCGGCGGTTGGTCTTCCAGGTGCCGAGAGGCGCCGTTTCACTCAGCTTGTTCGGATAAAATTCGATCATCGGTAATACACCACCCTGGGGTGAGCGGCCTCGAACTCGCCAGTCGTCCGGAGGCAGGCGCCACCGGGGTTTGTGTCCAGCACCTTCAGCCTTCCCTCGCTTTCCACCACCACGCCGACGTGCAGGCACAGCGCGCCGCGGAACACGGCAGCAATGGCTCCAGGCTCTGGGGCGCACTCCTCCATGCCCTGGCGCAGGTCGTGATAGGCGGCGGTATTGGCCTTGAGCTTGTCCTTGCCCACGGCGCCCAGGCTGGGCAGCAGCGGCAGGCCAAATACCTGGTGGCGCACGGCGATGCAGAGCCCCCAGCAATCGAAGGCAATAGGCCCCCGTGCACCCTCGCGATACGGGGCGCGCATGAATTTTTCGATCATGGTCAGATGTACTTCAGGCCAGGTGCCAGAGAGGTGGTCAGCACGGTGCGCAGACCGTTGGTGTTGAGCAGGTCGAAGAAGCCGGCGGTGAGCTTGGCGACATCGTTCTCATACTCCCGGCTGAGCAGCGTCATGCGGTACCGCTCTTGCGGGAACGTGAGGTCTTCGGCCAAGTAGCGCCGGAAGGTGATGATGAAGCGATCGTCGGCTGCTTTGGCCTCCTCCACGACCTCCTGCACCTCGCCCGTGACGTTGTCCAGGCCCAGCACCAGGTTCTGGAACGCGCTGTTGTCGTTCTTGGGCAGGGCCAGGTCCATGGCCATCGCGATGAAGGTAAGCGTGCGGCCATCCTCGGTCGTGCACACCCGGTCTTCCCAGCCAGAGCAGTAGCAGTGCGAGACTGTTCCGCCCTCCTTCCGCGCCTCGATCGTGTCGACCAGCTCCCCACGCCCCGAGGCGTAACACTCTTCTATCAGGCTCATCCGAAGTAATCCGTATGCCACTTATCAAGGATGGATTGCAGGCCGGCGTTGAACTGGTCGAGCGGCATGCCCAGGTAGGCGCCGAGGTACTGGTCCTCGGTGTAGACCGGCCGAGTCTTGAACTCGAGCTCAGCAGAGAACCGCCATCGCTTGATCTGCGCCAGCTCCCCGCCGGTGTACATGCCCTTGAAGTGCACCAGATGCACCTGCAGGCCAAGAGGCGTCTGCAGCGGCATCTCGAACCATTCGAAGCCGAGATTCAGCGCCCAGGTGTGCCAGCCCTCGAAAAGGGCCGCTTCCTGCTCGCTGAAGTTGAAGGTGAACCGTGCGGATGTTGGAGGCTTCCGGGTTGTGATCCGGTACCGCGTGCGGCCCGTGACCATCGGCGTAGCCCGCATCGGATCAACCGTGCTTAGGCCATACCCCTCCTGCAGAGGAAGTGGCAATTCTGCCGGGTATTGAATCATTGCCACTCCTCATGTCATGGCTATTTGCGACCACTCCGTCATATCCTCCAAGCGCCCCAAGGTGTAGGAGCCGGCGGGGCTTGGATAAATACTGAACAGGAAGATCGTATGAGCTATGAAAACCCATCGGATATTGAAAGAGAGCTGCACGAAATGGTTACCAGGCTGAGCACCGAGCTTTCATCGGTTCGCTGCCTAGTGACTGGCCTCTGCCAGCACATCAAGACCAGTCAAGGCCAGGAGGCGCTGGACGCTGTAATTGCAACAGCGCTTGAGGAGGTCAAGGAATGCGATCGAGCCTATGCATTGCCGGCTGACAGACACACAGTGCAGCGCTTTGCAGACGGATTCGTGAAGCGCTAAGCGAAGGGGGCCAATCCAAGGGCCTCTTCGATCCGGGCAAGCCTGTGATGCAGTATGCGGGCTTGCCTTTCTTTCTCATCAAGCGAGCGCCGCATCCTTTCCCAGTTCACACGCCCTTGCTTGTTTTCCCGCTGCCAATCATCAAGGCCATCATTTTCTTCTGGCTTGAGCGTGATTTTCAGCACGGTGTCGACCCGGGCATATTCGCTGGATGACGATGATTTTCGGGCCCTGACCCGAACGAGACCGTTGCCGATTAACTGAATCGCATCTGCATAATGATCCAAGGAGCCCAGGGTCCAATCGCCGCTGAAGGCGTCGACCCATTCGCCAGACTCGACGCCATCCTCGGAAACCTGCATCACCTGGATGTCAACCTTGACGGTTTCAGGCAGTAGCGTCCCGTTGCGGTCGATGATCGCCAGCCCACAAGGAAAGACAATGCTCAGGTCAACTTCCGATAGTTCGAAGACTGCTCCGCGCGCGATGTCAGTCCAGCCCTCGGAGACAAGCGCCAGAACCGGGTAATGGGTTGGTGCATTGGTTTCTGCAACTACTTGCTGTTCCATGTGCATCTCCTGATTTGTCTGTTAGCTGCCTGTTCGACGGCGCCCATATGCACTCTCATACGAATCAACAACATCGCCGTAGCCTGTCGCGAACTGCCCAGCAACCTCTTGGACGGCCCGGTCAGTTGCCTCTCGGATAATGAAATCGATGTCTCCGTTAGGCATGCGCCGTTGTTCCACCTGTGCGCTGGAGTAGTTGTGCACGTTGATGTTTTGCTGGATTCCAGCCGCGCTTCCGGACTGACCCTGCGAGCCGCCGGTCATGCGTGCCGAGGTGATCGGCGTGACGTTGCCAGTACGTAGGGCCTCGACTGCAGAGACACCGCCAAAGCGGCGGATATCAGCCTGGGACCAGACCACCTCACCTTTGTGCACCACGCCGGCCGGCTCGTACTTACCGCCTGCACCGGTGTAGCCGCCCTCGGAGAAACCTTTGAGCAGGGCATACGCCGCGACCAACGCGCTGCCGCCCACAACAGCCGCGGCGCCGAAGGTACCAATCGATGCCGTCAGCGCAGCCGGAGCCCAGGACGCCAGCGTCTCAGCTGCTGCAGCCAGGTTGGCGGTCAGGACAGTGCCGATCGACGACAGGCTACTGGCCGTCGTGACCGCGTCCGTGGTCAGCTTGGCTGTGGTCTTGACGCCTTCCGCCGCGACCGTCTCCGTTGCCTCTGCTTCGATCCCGGCAAGCTTGAGAGCCTGCATGACAAGGAATCGAGCAGTGATTTCGGAGAACGCGCTGAGCATCGAGTTGGCAATGTCTCCGGCCAGATTGCCGAAGGCATCACTGAGGCTTTCCGTACCCTTGACCAACCCTTGGATGCTGCCGGAAATCGACGAGGTGGTATCACCCAGGATCGACTCGGTAGCCGCCCGGGCCTGCTCGTTGTAGTTGGTCGCAAGATCGACGTAGTTCTGCCACGACTCCGACACACCGATCAGCCACTCGCCTCGCATCGCATCCTGCGCGGCGTAGTAGTTCTGCTGATCAGCCATGCGCGTGGCCAGAGCTGCTTGCAGGGCCTGGGTCTCGCCCTTGTAGAGGTCGGTGTCCTCAGCCGTGGGGTTCTTGATCTTGTTGTAGTCGTAGGTCAGCTTTTCCAGCTTCTTCTGATAATCCTGCTGGATTTTCAGATCATCTTGGAGTCGCTTGCGTGCTCTGTCGCTTTGCCCGGCGCCAGCCAGTTCGGCCTCCTGACCCTGGCGTGAGAGATCAGTCTCAGACTTTAGGCTCTCCGTAAATGCCAGGAGTTTTGCCTCGTTCTCTAGCCTGATGTTGGTTAGTTCGTTCTCCTTCTCAAGAGCAGCATTCCGCTTCAGTTGGGCGGTTATCAGCTCCTGGCTTGCCAGCAGTGACTTTTGATCAGCTGTCAGCGTTTTCTTGCCCTTGATGTCGGCGAGTTCTTGCTCCCACTTGATGAGTTCTCTGGCTGCAGCGCCAAGCTTGCTCGACTCGCCTGCCTGGGCGGTGATCAGTGACTTCTGCTCTACGAGAACGGCGTACTGCTTGCGCGCATCGTCGAGCGCCTTGTTGCCAGCGCTTTCGGTGTACGCTTTGTTGGAGTCGCGGATGGCTTTTGCAGCATCCTTGTTTGCCTGCTCCTGAGCTTTCTTCGCGCTCGCGGCCGATAGGATTGCGGCCTTGTCAGCCTCGGTCAGATCGGCGTGCTCGGCAATGTACCGGTTGGCTTCCTTGACCGCGTCGTTGTTGTCTTGGAGCTTGGCCAGTTGCTTCTGAATGCCGTCAAGGTACGTTTTCCCTGCCGCAGTCATACCTGAAACGGCGACGGAAGCCGAATTAGCGACCTCTGGAGTTTTGGAGTATTCCGCGTTTAGGGTTGCTAGTCGCTCTGCTGCCGTCTTCTGCAGCTCATTCTGCGTCGACCAGGCCTCACCTGCCTTCTTCAGGTCGTTGAGGAGGCTAGCGGGCACACCTGGTACTTTTGCCGCATCCTCAAGTATTGGAACGATGGACTTGCCGCTTTTGGCTGCCTCCTCAATCCTCTCGCTGAGATTTTGAAAAGCCTTTGCCCGGTCAATGACCGCCTGATTGCTTGATCCGGCTATACGGGCTGGAAGAGAGAGTGAATCCGAACCAAGTACTCCCTTCTTCAGGGTGGCCTGAAGGGAGTCCAGTTCTGATCTGGCGGCCTTCACCGCCTCTGCCTGCGCTTCGCCCCACCGCACCAGCGCGCCAGCCCGTTGCTCTTGGGTCATGGCCTTGAAGCGAGCAATCACCTCATCCATTGGTCCTTTCAACTGCTCAAGGCCTTCCTTCGCCTTGTCGCTACTGCTGCGGAAATCAATGAACGAGGCAGCAACGGCGCCGGTTATGAATAGAAGCCCAAGAGGTCCTCCCATCATGCTAAGCAAGCCAGAGCCAGCAGCGGAAAGCCCTGTCAGAGCTCTGGAAGTAAGGCTCGCTGCCTCTGCAGCCTTCGTCGAAGCCACGGTTGCCGCATTCACTACGGCAGTCGTCTCCCCGTATGCCAGGACTGCGGCTGTTCTAGCAGCATAAGCAGCCTCAATCTGCACTGAGGAAGCGACTGTCGTAGCAGCCAGGGTACGCTCAGCAGTAGCAACCTGAGCAGTTATTGCGGCGTGCGCCTGACTTAGCTCAGCAAGGCGAGCAACCGAAGCTGCACGGCCCTTCTCGGATATCTGGGCGCGAAGCCTTTGGGCCTCAAGCTCTCGCTCAGCAGCCAGAGAGGCCTGCACTGCAGTGATTCGATTTAGTTCGGCGCCAAGTGCCTCCCGCTCGGCGACTACCTGGCGCTGAGCCGAGGCAATTTGAGCATTCGCCCTGTCCACCGACGCCTTGGCATCTGCTTGCTTCGACTGGGCAGCCTCAAGATCAAGCTTGGCAGAGAGCGCAGTCTCTTTGTTTGCCACTCTGGTCGAGTTGGCGGCATAAACAGCCTGAGCGCCCTGTTGAGCAAAACCACCAGCAACTCTTGCAAGGGCCGCGTAAAGACCCGTCGTCATCACCTGCTCAAGCGCAGACGAGTTTTCTTGCACCAGGGAAAGCGCCTTGGGCAAGCCGCCATCGATAGCGCTCGAAAGAGTCAGGATCTGCTTGGCAAATGCACCGGTTGTTCCAATCGCCTGATCGAGTTCACCCACGAATCCAGTGAACGAGTTTCCTAGCGCAACTAGGCTGCTGCCGATGGTTGGCGCGATCTTCGAGAACTGGTCATCCACTGCATTGGCCTGGGCCTGGAGCGCCTTCACAACAGCGTCAGCAGTCAAAGCACCTTCTGCACCAAGGCTTCTCAGCTCGCCAACTGTTTTCCCCATGCCTTTGGCAATAGCCTGAGCAAGCGCCGGCGCCTGCTCCAAGACACTATTCAGTTCTTCTCCGCGAAGCGTGCCCGATGCGAATGCCTGTCCAAGCTGGACCAGCGCAGCATCGGCGGCCTGGGCAGAAGTACCAGAAATTGCTAGGGTTTTGCTGATGGTTCCAACAATTCCTGCAACGCCTTTGCCGGTCAGGTTCAACTCAGCCTGGTTGGTTGCAATTCTCTGAAATAATTCTGCAGTCGCGCTCAACGGCTGGCGCGCTTCCTGCGCAATCGCGAATATGGACTTCTGCGCTTCCGCCAACTGCGCAGACCCATCGGTAACCAGCCGGAGCCGGTTGTTCAAAGTGGCGTACGCCTCAGACGCATCATAAAACGCCTTCACGCTGAATGCCGCTGCCAGCGGCCCAGCAAGCCCGGATGCAGCCGAGGCCAGCGACTTCACTTGGCGCTCCAGGCTCTGCATCTGCACTGCCGACGACTGAGCGTTCCTGCCTGCGCCAGATATCGAGCTGCCCGCACTGGACATTGTCGGCACAGTGCGCAGGCCTGCGTCGTTCAGCCCCTCCAGGGCGCGCCGCATGTCCGCCGCCTTTTGCTCTGCGCTGCGCGCATCAAGCTCAATAACGAGCCGGGATGTCAGGGCCATGCGTTTTCTCCGGGCGAAAAAAAGCCCGCGTCTAAGCGGGCGCTATAAATTTTGTCTTTGCTTAACGGTCAGCCACACCATCAATCAGTGTGTTGACATCAGTTCGAACGGAATTCATGCAAGAGTCGTAATAGCGCTTTGGGTCTGCCCTTCCTGCGGCTGAGTCAGAGACGGCCAGAGCAATCAGCGCCGCCCCCTTTTTGTCGCCGGAAAGGCCTGACGCTTCGAGGATTTTCCCTTCCTGCACGCCGTTCCTCGCAGCCAAGACCGCACCTTGATAGACAGCCTGGCTATTGTGGCAATACGAGGCTGCGTTGAAGGCCGCATCAGCAGCCGCCTTCAGCTCATCCCGACTACTGCCATCCGCCAGTATCGGCATCGATACCGGAAATAGAGCTAACAAAACTAACGCCTTGCGCATGAGGCATCCCCGATCCATTGAGTTCGAGGAAATCTACCATCATCGGCACGATGCGCCAAAACCCCGCCAATGCAGGGTGAAAAAGAAAAGGCACCCGAAGGTGCCCTCTCGATGCCGTTTACGGCCCATGCCACACCGAGCCATACCATGCCCAGGCGTGCCGCTGCCTGCCAAACCTAACCACGCCGTAACGCGCCAAGTCATCGGTGCTTATGCACCGCAATGTCTCCTCGCAGAAGAGACATTACGCTGTTTTCAGCCCCTGCCGAACCATGCCGGGCCTGACCTTGCCTCACCTAACCCGGGCTAGTCGCAGCTCGACATCATGATGCTTTCGCACCGCAATGCCCTCTCATAGAAAGGGCATTACGCTACTCAGCGCAAGGCCTTCGTCGCCATCCCGCGCAGCGCGGAGAACTTAGCCACCTGGTCCAGGTTTTCGCGCCTCTGATCGTCGGTCAGCTCCGTGATCCGCAGATTTCTGAGCTTCTGCCCGGCCCCGCGAAACACCTTGCGAACACCACGACCCAACTCCTCCATGGCCACGCCAGTCTGCTCATGCGGCGGAACCCAACGGTACCCACGCCCTCGCACCGACTGCAGGCAGACCTGGTGATCGCGCAGAAGCTCAGCCTTGAACGCCTCCACGTTTGCCAGCCATTCGAACTGCCGGTCGCGGAACTGCTCGACCGTGAGCGACTTGGATTCGCCCATGGAGGGCATGCCGAATCGGGCTTCAAGCCAGTCGTGCCCCACAAGGTCGCCGTACTTGAAAGCTTTGAGGAAGTCTTCGACCGCCTGCTTGTGGCTTGGATACTTTGTCACCTCAGACATAGGCCACCTCAAATCGACCGAAGCGTGGGCGGTACTCGCAGACGCCGATCAGCTTGCCGGAGTCCTCGATGGCCTTCTTCACCTCCTGAAGGTCAAGCACATCGGCATTGATCGCCACCTCAAGCTGGCAGGCCCAATCGAGGAAGATCGGCCGGTATCGCATGATCTTTGCCTGGCCAACCTTCACGCCTCGGCAGTCGACGAAGCGCTGATCCTCCCAAAGCGACTCCGGCGTGTCCGGTCCATTGAATTCCAGGCTGGCCCTGTCGGTCATCACAAGCGCGCCGCGCTTCCAATGGGTTCCCAGCTTCTGCAGCTTGGCGCCAGCAAGGAAGGTGGCGTCAAAGTTTGCCCCCGGAATGTGGATGCCTGCTCGCTCGTCGAAGTAAACGCCTGCAATGAACTCGGACTTGGCGATGGCGACATGATCATCATCGACTTTTTTCCGCTTGCTGGTTAGCTCGCGGTGCGCCTTCGTCGCCGGGTGCAGCGGGTTGGCCAGCTTGTCGCTGTGCATCATCAATGGCGAAGTGCCCTTGATGCTCAGGGTAAGAAGCTCCATGGTCATTTCACCGCCCTCCGCGCCATGTACTCGAACCGACCGCGAAGGTTCACCACTGCTGCCATCAAGAACTCGAACATGTCCGGGGTCGATACTGGGATATCGCCTGGTGACATGACCATCCCCTTGATGAGCTCGCGCGTTGACAGCACGCAGGCATCGTCAGCCACTTCCTCCACTCGCTGATCGCCCTTGTGGTCGAACGAGACCAGATAACGCTTTTGTGGGCCACCAACGATTTGGACCTGTTCACGCTTCGGTAAAAACTCACCCTCAACCACCGCATAGGCTGCAATGAAGTTCCGGGCGCCATCCAGGTGCTCTGCCGGGATATCAGCTGCGGATCGGACGCCGAACGCCGCATGCACCTGAGACCAGATCTTTGCCGTCGCGCGCCGCTGCATCTGAACAGGCAGCGCAGCTACCTTGCCCTTAACGATGGCGCCGAGCATGTGAAATCCATCGGTGCCAATGGTCTGACCGAGGAGGGTCATTGATTGGTTTGCCTCGCGATGATTCACTGCGCGCCCCTGATTCCAGTAGGACCACAGTGCGTCGTCGCATTCGTTCTGGTAGTCAATCACGCCATCGCGTAGTTCGGGGCGAACCTTGCTTGCATGAATCGACATTAACCAGCCCGCGAGCTTACGCAGAGGCAGGCATGCCATTTCGTACTGCTTACCATCGGCACCAGTTGTGGTGATCATCACCATAACTGAATTGAACCGGCCTCCCTGGAGCTTTGTATGCTGGCTCTTCCAATCCAAGCCCATGCCTTCGACCACTGGCTTCATTGGAATGAATGGTTGTCCGTCTCGCTCGACGAGCAAAAGCTTCGCTGAACGGAACGGGATGACACTGGATGCAGCTGTGCTATTATCACTCATGACGTTGTTTTCCTGATCGATGACTGCGTTGATTCCCAAAGCCCTGGCCGTTGGCGCGACCGGGGCTTTTTCATGCCCGTTGTTTTTGCTCATCCTGCATCTCCTGCTCCAAGGACTTCCTCAGCCGAAAAACGATTTCGCCGCTCAGGCTGCGGCCGTTCTCCTCCGCACGCTGCTCCAGCTTTTGCCGCAGCGTGCAAAGCATCCGTACTGCCGTAGTGATTTTCTCGCTTCCCATTACCCTGCTTCCTTTGCTTCATTTACAAGGACGATTCTTGCTTCCTTTGCTTCATTTGTCAAACACCAATGTGTCATTTGTTGCTTTGTACGTTTCTGGGAACGTACGCTGTACGCATGCAACAACCTTTGAGCGCTAAATGACTGATCTCTTCGCTGACAAGCTAATCCGACTCCGCACGCAAAAAGGCCTTACACAGAGGGACCTTGCCGCGATGGCCGGCCTTTCCTGGTCGCAGATATCGAAATACGAGTCGGGAAAATCGAAGCCCCGCAAGAAAGCTTTATGGGCGCTGGAGGAGGCGCTTGACTGTCCCGGTGAATTGTCCAGTCAGATAGAAGCCTCGGCAGACGGTACCCATGCAGCCAGCCCCACAATGCAAGATCGCCTAGTGGAAGCACTCCACTCGCTCGACCCCGAAATCCAAAAGAGATGGAAGGAAGAAGCTAGAGAAAAAGGGCTCAGCTATGAGGATTACATCTTCCGCAGTGTCAAAGCGAACATGCTGGAGATGTCGCGCGATGCCGAAAAACAGGGTGATAAGAAGACAGCTAACGTCTTGCGGATAGTGGCTCTTGCGCTTTTCCGGTGGATGGAAGATCCGGGTGAATCCGCCGAAGATGACTAAACTGCAATGACACAAAACCTTAGCCCGGCCAAGCGCCGGGCTCCACATGTCACGCCAAGAGGTCAGCAGTGCAACGAGACTTCGCAAAGCTAAGGCAAGCACTTAAAGACCCTGCAGATGGGCCGTATGCTGTGGGAAAAATGCGTGAGCTCCTTGTTGATCTACTGCGTGACTATCCAAGAGAGCGTTACCAGGTCGCCGATTTGCTTCTACCGCATGGGCGACCTATCAGCCAAAATTCGCGCAAGGTAGTTGACTACCTCATCGACGTGCTCGAAAAAGGCAACATTGAGCCCAGTGGCATTCTCTACCTAGCTGACAGCTATAGGCTCATGTGCGGCTAGGTCACCAGACACAAAAAGCCCAGCGCGGGGCTGGGCTTGGGAAGTCAGGTATAGATCCATTTGTGCGCCGGCAACCGGACGGAGTAGGCTTGGGCCTCTTCGGCAAACATCTCGCCCATCGCCCTCATCCCGACTATGTCATCCATGAGCTGGTGCCCTTTAGGGGTTAGCAAATCGACGAGCATTATGGGATGCAAATGAGCAGGGTACGTCAGATCTGGGATGCCGCCGTAAACTAGGATTTTGTCCGATGTATAGTCATCCTGGGGTCCGTTACGATCCCAGACCGCCTGCCATTGCCGCTCTACTGATTCCTCTTCCATGTGAACATGGCGCAACCCCTGCTTTACCACCACGTCAGGGAACAAAAAACCTTTGTCGCGCCCAAAAATCCTGCCAAACTCGTTGGCTTGATCCATTTTGTAGGTTTGAAAATCCTGAGCGAGCTCAAGAGCTAAATCATCGCCAAGAGACCGAGCTAGCGGGCGACTGACGATAATCCTCATTCACCACGCTGCTTACGCACGCGTGCGACGAGACGCGCATCGCCTTCGGCGGCGACACGATTGAGAACGTCAGGGTTCAGATAGGCAGGACGCTTACCGCTCGGACGGCGTTCGCCGCGAGGGTTATGGGCACCGCTCTGATAGGACATGATCACAGCTATTCTCCCTGCCATGCTTGGCAGTCGTTGAGTCATTAGTCAAATTTGATCAACCTGACCTAATGATACTCAACGCTGAGCGACTATTCCACTTTTAGTGGAATACCACCTTGATGGACCATGGCCTGATTCCTATCAGGCGTCATTTCTCGCATCCGCCAAAGGAAGCTCATCTGGTAAGCGACTGCAGCCCTAACGCCTCTTCCAGGCGCGAAAGCCGACGCTCCAGCAGCTCATCTGCCCTGCGCTTCTCCTCGATCATCGCTTCAGGCGAAAGCGGGGTATCACCCCGGGTCATATCCTGCTCACTCTCATCCTGTTGCTCTGCCATGTTTACGCCCCTGTTTTCTGTAGGTGACTTAAGCTCACCGAGCTGGATGGAATCCCAGTAGCCGTTGACCTAGGCGCCGTAGTAGCGTTTCGCCTCCCATCACCCGCTCCGGTCCACTGCCGGCAAGCCTATGGACCTGGGCGATTATGACCTTGGAGGTCAACTATGGCAGAGCCAATAACCCAGCAGACCTTGATCGATACGCTGGAGCTATTCAGCAAGCATGCGAATGATGAAATCGATCGCGGGCAGCTTTTGAATGCCGTGAACTACCGCGCCGCCCAGATACTATCCGAACGACACCTCATTGGTTTCCGATTCACGAAAATGGTGACTGGGAGGTACGTAGCGCGCAAAAAAGGTCCAGTGCTCACTCCGCTGGGAGAAAAGGAACTAGAGAACATTCGCTCGAGATAGCGTTCGCTACACCTGCGTCGCGCTGTTGCTAGCACGGCGCAGTTCTTCGCCCAACCCTTCCATGTCGAGCCACAGCTTGGTTATCTCGCCCTGCAATCTGCCGGCTAGGCCACTAAGTTCAGAGCCTTCAGAGGTATCCCAGAAGCCATCCTTGAGCATTTCTGACATGGCGATTACGCCGCGTTCAAGCTCTTTTAGCCTGGCCAGGTCTTCCTCTTCGCTTTGAGTTGTCGGCGATGGAAGCTTAGGCAACACAGCGGGAAATGGTTGATTTCCAGTCATACTAGATCCTCTGTTTAGTCCTCGTCTTCCGCAAGTGCGGCCTCATCCAAGGCGAATATCACCTCGTCGACGAGCCGCCTGGGCAAGGGCAACGGGTGCACCTCAAGCCAGTCAGTGATCTCCCGCGCAGATAGCCTCAGCGGCTGTACTGCTGCTGCGCCCACCAGGTAGCGCCGGCCGCGCGCCGCATTTCGGAACGCGTTTAGCAGGCTGCCGGTGATCACATCCAGTTCCGGCTCATCCGGTACCGCGATTCGCAGCTTCTGGTAGATTAGGCTTCGCTTTTCGGTTCGCTGGCCCCAGGTTCGCTCCCATTGGAAGCGCTCGACTGCTTTCCCTTGATGTCGTCCTGCTCCTTCTTGTTGTCAGCGGCAATGGCGGCAGCCCGCCTGATGGCGAATAGGAAAAAGTCGATATCACCGCGCAGCATATCTGCGCCAACAGTTTCGCTGTAGGCCAGCGGCTTGCCCTTCTCGTCCTGGGCGCCCTGCCAATCTCGGACGATGAACTGGGCCAGCAACATGCAGTGGTTGTCGTGCTCGGTCTTCTCCCCCTCGATCACGCCAACGCTACCTTCGCCGAACTGGGCGTCATTTCGGGCCAGGCGACGGCGCATACGCTCAAGGGCAACCTGGTACTGCTCGTTGTCCAGCGGCATCAGCAGGACCTTGGTGTCAGAATCGTATTCTTCCCAGCGCGCCTCTGCGCTCTTGGTGGTGCCGACCTTCTTCAGCTTGAGAGCCATGAATCATCCTCACGCCACGCCATAAAAGGGCCGCCCCGGGCGGCGTTATCCCGGGACGGTCAAAGGTTATGCTGGTTACGCGGTGACCGTGATCGCCGAAGTCGCGGTTTTGGTCGGGTCCGACACGCTAGTGGCGGTGATGACTGCCGAGCCAGCAGCAACGCCGGTGACCAGGCCAGACGAGTTGACAGTGGCAATCGACGGGTCCGAGCTGCCCCAGGTAACTTCCTGAGAAGCGCCAGATGGCAGCGCAGATGCTGACAACTGGCGGGTCGCGGCTACTGCAATCGAAGCGGTAGACGGGGTGACTGACACGCTGGTGACGGGCACGAACGGCACGCGGGTGATGGTCGGGGCCTGCTTGGCAACGGTCCAGTTCAAGGTCACTTCGATCAGGTCACGCTTACCACCATTCGGCAGATCGCCATCGACCTCAATCGCCGGGAAGGACAGCTCATAGCGGTTGCCCAGGCTATCAGTGATCGGGAACTCGGCCGCGATAGTTTTCCGGGTGAACGTGTTCTTCCAGATTTGCCAGGCGCGGCTCGACCAGGCCAGGGTGATGGTGCCGGTGATGGCTGCCTCAGTCGCGATCTGCGCCCCCGGCCCGAGCTTGCCGCTGCCAATGCAGCGCTGCGCCTGGAGGCTGTTGTCCAGATTTACGGTAAGCGCCGAAACGCACGCCACACCTTCCAGGCTCTGCCCGTCGACCGAGATGCTACCAATGTTCAAATTGCTCATGAACGGCGTGGTTGTAGGCGGGCTTATGGTGCCTACGGTATTGGTGTCGCCGTCGGCATAGTCCAGGCCAGCCATGGTGAAGGTGGCGGTGATCTTGCCGTCGGACGGGATGTCCAGGGCGAAGACCGAAACGTGCATGCCGCGGAACAAGGTGTACACGCTCACGTCGTTGAAGTTTTTCGCGACACTGAATGTCCGTCGAGTGCTGCCTACGGTCAGAACGTCATCAGTCCAGGTTCCGTAGAAGGCCGCCTCCAGCAGCTTATCGAAGGTGCCATAGGACAGCTCGCCAACCAGATCGCCTTGAATATTGGCGCTGGATACGACCGAACCCTGGCTGATCCGTGAATCGGTGATCTCATCACTAACCTGAGTGCTCACTGTCGGCGACAGGGTGTTACCGGTTAGGCGCAAGGTATCCCAGGCCCCAGTGGCTGGGGTTACACCCGGAGAGAGCTCAGTGATCATGTAACTTGTGACTTGGGCGCCGCTGCTCATGGGTTATCTCCGTTCTGCGGGCATAAAAAAACCCGCTCGCGGCGGGTGGGGTCATGGTCTTTCTGGTCAGCCGGCGCGGAACCGGACGTTTACGTTGTATTGGCGGAAGCCTTCCAACTCGTCAGCGTCAACAACACCAGTTTCGATGCACTCGAGCCCTCCTGAGCTCCAGTACGAGAAATGCGCCTCCAGGGCGTCAGCTAGTGCATTCAGACCCTTAATCCCGGTCTGCTCCCGGGCAAAGCACTGGACGACGATCATGCCAGGCTTCCGTGTGTGCGGGCGATCAGCCATACCGGCCATGAATGGCGTTGCATAGGCTATGTTCAGCCGGCACCAAAGACCTGATGCGGGGGGCTTGAAAGTCCCTGAGGTGTCCTTGTCTTTGGCTTGAAACTGGGCGTTTGGGTAGTAAATCCTGTCCTGCTCGATGCCCGGAAAGGCCCTCATGCGCAGGATTATTGCGTCGTAGATTTCACTGTAAGTCATGATGCATACGCCGCCGCTACGCTGGTAAAGGCAAGCCCAAATACACCGCTTGGAGCCTGCTTAGAGTGGCCATTTTCAAGGCGCTCGGCATATGCCAAGTTATTTTGCAGAAAGACCAGGCTGTATGGCTTCAACCCTTCCAGGATCGTTTGGCCGGCTGCCAAGGTCGCCCCGCCGCCTTTGTCCGTCTTGTCGACGGTGGCGAACACCGGAGAGCCGATGCTAACTATGGTGTTTCCACGAAAACGCCCGGTATCTACCGGAGATCTGAGAACAATCTCCCCAAGAATCGCCATGGCAATGATTCGAGTCTGCCTGGCCAGGTCGCTCTCGATCTGATCCATGAAGGCTGTTGGCGACATCGACCAGCCGGCCATCACAACCTCCTGAGCTGAAGGCGGTATGTGGCCGATGCTGGGTCAGCCCGGGCGGTCTTGACTTCGTAGGTGAGCTGCTTCGCACGATCCATCAGGTCAGGCGCGATTACCTTGTGGCCAACATCAGGCACATCGGTTATCTCATTGGCGAGGACCGTCAGGCGGAGATCGCCGACCAAGATGTTGATGTTGTCGATCCGCCGATCCTCGTAGCGAGACAGCACGCCACGGCCCGTATAGGTCACTGGCTGCGCCGTGCTGACCTCCTCGACCGGATCCCAATCGCCAGACCCCATATACTCGCCCGTGAAGTTCACGACCGCATCAGCCAAGTCCGTGTTGAAAGCTTCAGCCAGGTCAGCCTGCAGTTCATCGCGAAGTCCCATATCAGCCCCTCACGATTTTGGTCTGGCCGCTGCTGTTCAGGTAATGCGCCAGCAGAGCCAGGGCGAACGATTCGCCTGCGCTGATGGTGCGGGAGGATTCCGAATAGGTTTTGCTGCTGGAAACCCCGTCAGCGTTGACCGACTTGGCCAGCACACCGGTTTCCTTCCTGCCGTAGATGTTGCCCGCCGCAGCCTCCCGGGCGATCTCGGCGCCTGCCTGAATCACGTCATCCGGAACCGGATCGAACTCAGGAAGGCCGAGATTGGTGAGCCAGGTATTGGCCATCAGCACCGCCCGGGCCTTCTGGTCGTCTGGCGCCCAGGCAGGCCCAAGCAGGGCGTCTACCTGCTCGACGGTGATGTAGATGGTCATTACGCGGCCTCGTCCAGCAGCTTCTGCAGGTCTTCCAGGGTGACGGCGGCAGCGAAGTCGACGCCTTTTTCGGTCAGCTTGGCCTTCAGGTCGTCAGCCTTGGCAGCGTCATCGAGCAGCTTCTGAAGCTCAGGCTTCTTGGCCTTTTCATCGAACTGAATGCCCTTGGCGGTCAGCGCGGCGCGGATATCGTCGATGGTCGGGGCCTTCTTGGGCTTCTCGGCCTCGTCCAGCACCTCATGGAAGTCCGGATTGAAGTCTTCCTCGTTGATGTGCACGAAGTCGCCCTGCCCTTCGCCCCACGGCTTCACCTTGATCAATTTCATGCGCTTCTCCAGCGAAAGTTAGGGGCCCGAAGGCCCCGGGCAGGTTGATCAACCCAGCAGGGTCGCAATGTGCTCGGACTTGACCGCCTTGGTGCCCCAGGCCAGCGACACTTCGTATTGCATCTGGCGATACTGGGCGTACATCGCTACCTCGAAGGTCAGACCGCTGACAGGGTCAGTGACCAACATGCGGTCGATAGCCGAGTCCCCCTGAGGCGGCAGAGCCGGTGCTCGGGTAGCCAGCGCGATCGCCGAGCGGGCGAATGCCGCGCTACGGGTGCTGGCAGACACGACGGTCAGCGCAGTGGCGGCGGCCGGGATGGCTTTGCGCAGGCCCGGAGCGGCCAGGGTGATGGTGCCACCGTTGGAAACATCGGCATCGCCGGCAGCGACGACGTATTTGTTGCTGTCGCCGGCGAAGGTGATGATGTCGCCAGCCAGAACGCCACCGGTACCGGCCGAAGCCAGAACGATGGCGGTAGCACCAACGGCGTAGCCGGCAGTGTTGGTGGTCGCGGCGGCAGCGCTGCCGATGATCGGGGTCTTGACCTGGGCCGACTCGCGGATAGCGAAGCCGTGCACATCCAGCAGCACGCCGCGGCGCAGCAGACTGTCGTCGTTGGCTTCGTTCGCCTTCGACAGTTGGGTCAGGGTCCGCATGTTCGCGCCAGCGGAGGTGTCGATCACCATCTGGAGGTCGCCAAGCGGTGCACCGTTGTCGGAGAGGATGCGACGCAGCTGGGCGCTGTCAGCCAGGTTGCTGGCAAACGGGGAGGTACCAGCAGTGCCGTAGGCGCGGGAGGCATTGATGGCCACCGCTGCCAGGTCAGCCTCGACCTCGTTGACCAGAGTGCGCATGCCCTGTGCCATCTGATCGCGCAGGATAACGTTGAACGAAGCGCCGTTGTTGTCCAGCCCCAGTTTTTCCTCGCCATTCCAGCGAATCGGCACGCGGCGTGCCTTGTTGATGGTCATCGACACGGCGCCGACGTTCTGGTCGCCGTCGTTTGGCGGGGTAACCGCCGGGGTGATGTCGGTGGCGGTCGCGCCATTGGTTACCGGCGAGGTAACGGTCTGGCCGACAGCGGCACGGGCGAAAGTCATGTCCGAGGACACGGCCGGGATGAAGCCAACCAGCTCACGCGACACGACATCAAGCGCGTTGTAAATGGTTGGGACCAGGCCAGTAAGGGTGTTAGCCATTTGGATCTCCTAAGGATCGGCGTTTGGGTTTTGTGAAGACGGGTCATCCGACCCAAGCACCGACCCCTATCCAGGGGCGCGGCATAGACTGCTTGCCAGCGGCTACTCGGTAACGGTGCCGCCCGAACCGACGAAGGTGGACTTCTCGGCCGGATTCATCTGGTCGAACTGCTGGCGGGTGACGGACTTCTTACCGCCTTGACCATTGCCGCCACCGTGCTGTGAACCACCGCCATTAGCGCCCGAGCTTTTCAGGATGTAGTCCTTATGCGGGTAGCGCTCGACGAGGGTTTCCAGCGCCTCGTCGAAGTCTGCGAGCTCGCCTGCGCGAACCCGGGAGAAAATCTTGTTGCCGTCGTCGCCATAGGCCACGACCTTGCCGTCCTCGACCTTGAAAGCCTTGCCGAAGTGCGACTCCACCATGTCGGCTGGGATGGCGAACTTCTCGCTGATGAGCTTGGAGCCCTTGAACGAGCCACCGATGAGCAGGTTGTGGATGGTCTGGTCGCGTTGGGCCAGACCTTGCTGAGCCTTGGCGAGCTCTTCAGTGTGCGTCTTGCTGGCAGCAGCCACCTGGTCCTGAGCAGCCTTCTGGGCAGCGGCCTTGATCTCTTCAACCTTACCGGCGGCGATGAGCTTACCTTCGTCAATGTTCTTGATGGTCTCCAGCGCCTTTCGGGCTGCTTCGCCATCCTCGATCCCGTCAAAGAGCTTCAGCTTTGCCTCTGCGGCCTCGGCACGCTCTCGGTGGGACTTTGCCTCGCCATTCAGGCGGGAGATAGTCCCGGCAGTGCCGGCCGCATCGAAGGGCAACTCCTTGCCGTCGTCGTAGATGTAGACAGGTTTACCGTCTTGAAGCACCGCATGGCCTTGGTCGTCGAGTTTCAGTTTCATATCGGTCTCCGGGCGTCCGCCCATCACAGGCCATCCGGCCTAATTGCGCCCCGTCCATCCGAACCGCAGGCAAAAAAAACCCCAGCGGAGGCTGGGGATGTGTAGTCGGGACAATCAGAATGGAAGTTCGTCATCTGGTATGAGGCGCTTTTCAAATGCGGTTGCAGCTTCTTCCAGAAGATCGATCGTCCACTTGTGAAAATCGAATTTGTGTACGGAGATGCCAGTCACAACCTCAAAATAGAGCCCTTCCAGGCTTTTCAATCCGAGATTGTTAACAATGTCCACAATCTGCTCCAGTTCGTGCCCACTCCAGTCCAGTTCGAAAGAATCGCCCGGGTCAAGCTTGCAAGGAAACTTTCCTTTGCTCTTGTCCGAAAGGTTGTGTCTCAGGGATCTGTGCTTCTTACCGTGGCATATCCGAACGTCTTTGACTGCGCACGCCCTCAACCCACTACAGCCAACTCTCAGCGTCAGCCAAGCGAGGTCCTGTTCCTGGACTAACATCAATTGCTCGCTATCACGCGCCAGCTGAAAGCGCTCACTACGCTTGACCATATACAGGCTGGCGATCACAGCAAGCAGCGCACCAACCCCTGAAACCCAATCTCCCACGCTACCCCAGTCGGGCACGAACTTAACCGTTGACTGTGGGTTCAGATTAATTCCGGCCGTCAGACCTGCCAGCGCGGACAAGGCTGCAACCACCAGGACTGCAGCAACTACAGCGACAACCTTCATCGAAATCTACCTGCGCCGAGAAAAGCCGCGGATTATAGGGCAGCAGTCACTCGACTGCGCAGCTCTTCAAGGCTCAAGAATTTCCCCTTGTCGTTGTAGAAGTCCTGCAGTTTTAGCTTGCCCCGGCGTAGCAGCCTCCCGCGCTCTGGCCCGAGGATCTCGTCCTGGCGGGCTGCAGACTGGCGAGAAAGCCATTGTGCGTACGTGGTCTGCTGCGGTACCTGGCCGTCCATGCTCGCCCGGGTCGCCGCGTCACTGATCCCCAGCGCCAGGGCGCTCTTGAGGATCGGCAGCTTGGTCGACCGGCAGCAGAAGTGAATACGGCCAGGGCCAGCGAGCCAAGGCACCTTGTGCCCGATTGGCCGGTAGGTGCCCAGCGTGTACGGCAGGCGGTCACGGATTCGGCACGTCGTCGATGTCCGGTTATCCAGCGTGCTCAGCCATTCAACGTGGCTGATGATGTCACTGTTGGCTTCGAACGCCTTGTCGCTGGCCGTTTCCGCCGTGCTGGACACCGCTGAGCGGACAACCGCCTCCACCTCCCGGCGAGACCTCTGCAGGATGCCGTCAGCGTACTTCTCCGCCTTGGTACCCATGATCTGCCGGACGATCTCCGGCGTCGTGCGGCCTTCAATCACTCCAGACCGCACCGCATTGCGGATGGACGCAGCGCGGTCAGCTTCAATGCCGGCCATCCACTCGCTTAGTAGCCGCCCCTGGAACGGCCTTGCCAGCGCAATGGCGCGTACCTGACTGAACTGAGCCGCGGCAACGGGGAATCTCGCCTGCACAAGCTCAGGAACAGCCGCTGTAAGCGCGGCAGCCTGGAACGCGATCTCGTAGCTTGCTACGCCGTCGATGACGCCTGTGAGCGCCTGCTGCAGGCTAAAGAACGTCGATTGGTTGACCCGCAGCACGGGCGCCAGGGCAGCATCGATCGCGGCAACGGACGCACCGGCGTCCAGGCTGTCGATGGCAGCAATGAGCGCTTCCCTCAGCTCAGGGTCAGAACTGTTCAGGATCCTGATGATCGCCACGACCTGGCTGTTGCTCAGCCTGGACAGGTCAACCTCATGGCCGATCAGCTCGTCCAGCAGCTTCTCGTTGGCCGTCTTCATCACAGCGTACCGAGAGCCGGGCCCTGGGCTTCAATCTTCGCCAGTTCCTCTTCCCAGTCGTATTCGTCGCTGATCACCCCACGGCGCTGCATCTCGGTGAACAGCGTCTCCTTGCTGATCATCCCGGCATTGGCCATGGATACCAGCGTCGGCAGCGACACCTCCGGCATGTAGTCGACATCGAAGTTGCCGCGCATCTCGACGGTGCCGCCCTCGCCCAGGCCGCGATAATCGGCCATGAACTGGAGCAGTTGAGCCAGGCAGTCAGCGAAGTGGTGCGCCATGCGCGCCAGCGGGGACAGCTCCTGAGCAGCCTCCTCCTCCGCCTGTGTGGCGGTCTTGGTGGCCGTCTTGTCCGGCGTCAGCAGCTTGGCCCCAGCCATGCGCATCTCGTTGATCAGGTCCTGCAGCGCAGTGCGACCCGACTCTACGGCCTGGCCGGTGTGCTCGACGTACTTGAGGTCACAGTCCCTAGGCAGATCGGTCAGCTGGCCGGTGCCCACCTTGAACTCTGGCGGGACCACTTTCCCCTGATTGTCGTACTGGGTCTGGATGCCGATGCGCACCAGGATCGGCACGCGGATGACGTGCAGGATGTTGTCCTGGTCGCTCTGGCTCTGCCAGTGTTTCACATTCAAGTGCGCCAGCTCGATCAGCGGCGGCTTGGCCGTCATGAAGCCGGTGCGGCCGGTGTAGAAGGTTACCCACGGGATAACCGAGAGACTTGTCTCGCCCTGGTCGTGAATAGACCATTCGCCGGTCTTGTCGCTCTTGCGGTAGATGAGCCATGCGCCGGGCACAAGAACTCGAATCTGCTCGATGCACTTGGTCCCAAACGCACCATCCGCCTCCTCGACCACCTCCAGGTAGCGAACCATTGTCAGTACGCCGTTCTTGGACCTCCAGCCCAGTACCTGCTCAGGCTTCACCATCACAACGTATGGTCGGACGCCAGCTGCCTGTTCTTCTGCCCGGTTACGGATGCCATTGGTGCTGGGATGGTCTACTACCGCATGGCACAGGCCATGGCTCAACCCCTCGGTGAAGAACCCGACCGCCCAGGAGTTGAGGTCATTGCCAGCGTGGTCGATGTCCTTGGTCATCTCGACAATGGCCTCTGGCACATCGTCACCCACCTGCAGCGGCTCGGCGAACACTCGGGACGTCATGTTGCCGACCGTTTCGGAGTATGCAGGCAGCAGGGTCGAGAGACGCAGGCGCTCCTTGTAGGCCTCGTCATCCTCGGCTGGATACTGAGGCAGCAGGGTTTTGCCCGCGGCACGCATCGCCATCGTCCCGCCCATGAGCGGCGAGATCACGGCCCAGTAGGCGCGCATCGCGTCGACAGCGGGCAGCGTGATGCTCGGATTATCGCTCATGGTCACATTCTCAGGGATTGGGTCGTGAAGACCGGTCGCTCAATTGGGTAGTCGTGGTGGATGAAGTAGCCACCCGCGTCGTTCGCGTGGTCCACGCCAGATTTCTTGTCAGGCTCGCCATTGGCTGCCCATACCTGCTGCTCCAAGCCGTCCGCATAGGTCGGGCAGCGCAGCGGGTTGATCAGGTAACGCCGCTCGCCATTCGCGTTGCAGAACATCGCGTTCATGGCGTTGATCCGGTCCTTCACTGGCGGGTTGGCATCGGGCACGATGACGCTGAACCCGGCCTGGCGCAGGATGGCGATGTCCGTCTCGCTGGCGTTTACCGACTTTCGCGACCCGCCCGAGGCGTCGGGATAGATCCTGATCTCACAGGTCTTCTCGTAGTCCCTGCCGTTGTGCCGCCAGTAGCGCTCCTTGATGCGCCGGATCATGTCCGGGGTATCGAAGCCGTCGATCAGCTCATCCACAGCCCTGGGCTTTCCGTCAGGCCGTTTGACATGGACGATCGCCGCCATCTTGCCGACGTTGAAGTCCATGCCGATGAACAGGGGCTCTCCAGGCTCTACGGTGTCGAAGCAGGAATTCAGCTTCCGGTCGTAGGCGTGGTAGATCGACCCGGAGTTCAGGTTGACGAACTGGCCGTTGAGGTAGGCCAGGATGAGCTGGGCCGGATAGGACTCCATCAGGGATGGGATGTAGTCGGGCGGTAGGTTCAGCTCGTTGTCGAACGTGCTGGCTTGCACCAGGCCGTACATGCCCTGCAGGGCCGGTTTCTCGCGCAGCTGCTTCACGAACTGCTGGTAGACGAACTTGAACCCCTCGGGGGTGGTCGTCACATCCACGCCGTTCTTCAGCCCAGGCACGTTGTAGCGCATCCTGGCAATGATCTTGCGCCAGGCGTGCTCGGCCTTGAGCGCGGGCAGAACATCGAGTTCGTCGACCAGGGCGTGCCCGATCTTGAAGCCCACGATGGTCTGCGGCTTCTCCATCGAGCGGCAGATGGTCGTGCTGCGGTACTGGCCGCCGCTGTAGAACTCGACCTCCTTGTCGCTCTCCTTCGTCTTGACCTTCAGGCCCCAGTCGAAGGCGACCTCCTCGATGGTCGGGAAGAAGATGTCGCGGATCTGCGGGTACGTCGGGGCGAAGTAGCCGGAGTCGATCCGGGGCCACTCCCACACGTGCTTGCACAGCGCTGCACAGCCTACCCAGGTCTTGCCCGAGCCGAACCCGGCCACGAAGCCACGGAACTTGTTCTCCATGCGGAGGAAGCTGGCCTGGGGCACGTTAAGTGACGGCATCAGGCTTCCTCGCATCCACCACATCAACCTGCACCCGGGTGGGCGGCACGTTGTCGTGGGGATTCTCGTTCTTGGTCTGGCGATTCACGTAGACATCGCCGACCTCTTTGGCCGCCTGCTCCAGCAGCTGAGCCGTCAGGGCCATGTTCTTCATGTTCTCGGCCTTCTCAGCCATCCGCCCCAGCACACGAAGCCGAAACGCTCGGTTGGCGATCGGTATCTCGGCCGTCTCCTCGCGGAAACGCTTTCGGGTATCTTCGAACAGGGTTACCCAGCGCTTGGCCAGGTCACGCCCAGCACGCTTGGTCGGGTCGTGCGCCTCACACTTCTGCCGGGTAATCTCAAGGCCGAATTCTTCTCGGACGGCTGCCGCGACTTGCGAGGGGGTATCGAAACAGGCCAGGGCCTGAACGATGAAGGCTTTCACCTCGTTGCTCAGGGCCGCCATAGGTTTTCATCCGTCGTGGGTCTGTCAGGGGTCAGGCAGACTTGAGCAGACAGGTTCCGCAGGCCCTCGAAATGTTGATCTTGGCCACCTCAGGCGGCCGGCTTGCAGCATCGATCAGCTGCTGTACGTCGTGCCCTGCACCGTAGCGGCGTACCACGCCGACAAACTCTTCCACATCGTGACCACGGATCGTCAGGCTGGGCAGCCCGTCCTGGGTGAACTTGGGCGCGCCGTACTGATCGAGCTTCTGGGCTATGTGGTAAAGCTCGTGCTCGATGAGGGCGCAGAACTCGGTGTCGGAGCACTGGGAGCAGTAATCCGCAGCCAGGGTGATGACGAAGCCCGGAACCTCCCCGAACCAGTCGATCATCTGCTGCTCTTGTCGAGCCTTCTGCCACCCGCCTGCACGGAACATCACGGCTTCGGCCTGGCCTACCACGATTCGCCCTTGCTTCTCGAAGCAGGCTGAGGCCCACAGGAAGCGCAGCGGCGCGTCGATCAGGTGAGCATGGTCAGGGTTATGCAGCTCGCCACCCTCGCTGAGGATCGCTGCCTGCACCCATTCGCCAATCTCGGGCGCTGGCTGAAGCCTGGTGCCGAGCATCGATAGCTCAGTCAGCTCCAGCAATGCAGGCGGCGGCATGGGCCTGGCCATCGCTCCGCTCACTTGCATACCATCTTGTGCGTCTCAGCGTGAGCATGGCCATGCAGCAGGCCGACTATCAATCCTTGCGGCAGCCCGGCAGCCTTTGCAACGTCAATCGCAGCCGCCAGCGCGGCGTCTAGGCCGGATACAGCAGACCTGATGTCGTTACTGACCGGTAGTTCGTGGCGGATCCGAGTGACACGGCCCGTCATCAAATCGTCTCGATGAGTCATGTTGATGGCTTCCCTTTGCGGTACTAATACTTAGTTGTCTGCCTGGGGAGGCTCGAAAAATGCAACAAAGATTCGTTATCGTTCCGGCTGTACCTATCGAAGGTGAGTCCTTCCAAATCGGTAACCGGTTCTATGCCGCCACCACTTCGGGTGGCTTCGACATTTACGACAACCAGGAAAAAGAACGCCTGAAACGCGGGTTTATCAACCGATCTGAGGCTGCGGTTGCGTGCGAGAAAATGAATGCCGAGTCACGCGATTCAGAGCAGCTATTCCCTTTGCTTCGCACAGACTGATACGCACGAACCGGCGCATTGGGAGTTCGTGGCGCCTTACCCTGGCTGGAACACATGGCCGCGCCTGGCGACTGCATACGAGACGATCCCCAGCTTGAGGATCACGCCGTACAGGGTGGGCACGTGGCCATTCATGGCTAGGACGAAGGCGCCGAATGCGCCGATGGCCACCAGGTAGAACGCGACGGCCAGCAGTGGCGCATCCATCGGCTTGATCCGGCGCAGGTAGTCGCACGCGGCAATCACCACCATCACGCTCAGGAAGGCATTGGCGCCGATCAGGACTGAAATCAGGGTCGAGCTCATCAGGTAGCTCCTTTGGCTCCGAACGACCCCACGAGCGACTTCAGCACCGGGATGATGTTCATTGCCAGAAGGCCTATCAGAAAGGCCACGCCGTATTGGGTTTCTCCGCTGGTGCCAAGGCTGAAGTAGCTGATGGCGAGCGGGGTGCAGAAGACTGCCGAAGCGAAGCCGGTGAAGAAGGCGGCGACCGCCTGGCCCCGGGTGAGGCCTCGCAGGAAGGTCAGCGAGAGGATTGCTCCTGCGAAGCCGCCAATGATCACGCCGTACTTCACCAGCAGGACGCCGGCGGTCGTGCTTGCTGGTTCGGCCATGAGTGGTTCCTAAAAAATGACCCGATTTAGACCCTTATTAGGGCGCGGGCAAGTAAAAACGGTACACAGAGAGTCAGTTACATGGCCAACAGGCTCTATGCCAGGCATCGGCCGGTATGATTACCTAGGCACAAAAAAGCCCGCACAGGGCGGGCAAAGAGGGATCGTGCTTTTTTAAATCTGGTGGCTGTAGAACAGCGAGTACGACTCGATACCGTCGTTGGGCTGCTTAATGCCAGCGTTGGAGTAGTGAATCGCTCGGATGCCAACCTTCTGCGTCTCGCCGATCTTCAAGCCCGCACCGATGCGGTCTTCGAAGTTGAAGGCCGAACCAAAGTCCTGGTCACCTGCGGACGTACCAGAGAAGACCGCCAGGCCGATGCCAGCCTCAACGAATGGCTTCACGTTACCGCTGCCGAACTCGTAAACGAAAACTGGCGCAAAGGACAGCGAGTGAGCGCCACCGGAAGCATCTCCTGCTTCCCAATAGGTATACCCAGCATCCCAGTAACCGGTTAGACGGCCAGTACTGGATTCAAACCAGCTTTTGTCCCAGTTAAAGCCAACGCCTGCACGCGCCGTAATGCCGCCTTGACTTGTCGCACCCAGCGCCCCGGAAAGCTCAGCTGCTCCGGCAGACGCAGCGACAAGGGACAGTGCTGCAGCAGCTAGAACGGTTTTCATAATCACGGTCTTCCATGTTTGTTTAGTTAGCAACCTATCAGAATCATAGCGCCATCAAAACGTTCCGTGCTACACAAAAAAAATCTGACCTCGCCAGAGGTGGCGTCGGGCCTCTTGAGGGCCTCTTCGGGCAATAAAAAACCCGGCTCATTGGCCGGGTTCTGTGTGTCAATCCGTAACGCGCAAGATCGACAGGATGGGCAAATATTCTCTCACTTTCTCACTCATTGCAATGGCTATTTGCTACGCCGCGCAACTTTCTATCAACCCCTCTGCGTCGAGAAGCTCCTGAGCGGCAGTGAGAGCCTCGTTGACCTGGTTGTCCAGCGTCTTTCGGATGGACGAGCGCCAACGGTACCGAGTCGACTCTGGCTTGCCGTCATTGTCCCAGTTGTCGATGTTGTACCAGGCAGCCGGCAGCACAGCTGCGGACCTCTTGAGCGTCTGCTTTCGATCCACCGCATCGCTCATGCCGCTCAACCCTTTCTCGTTGAACGAATCCACAAGGGCCTTGTTCTTGGCGATAGCTTCGGCCTCCCTGCTCACCATCTCGATCGCGGCCGACTCATGCTTCCCTCCTACCTGAGGGATTGCCCAGGTCAAAATGGCGCACTCACGGAAGCGCTGAGGTGCAGGCGACTTGATCGTCTTCATCAGCTCCAGTATTGCGTTGTGCTTGCGATCCTCGTGAGTGGAGTACTTCGCCACCAGCGCACGCCAGTGCTCAGCTGAGAGCGACTTGTGCAGCCGGCCGAACACCCAGCAGTCCACGAGGAATGCAGCCTCCTTGCCGACGATCTCGCCCTTCTGCTTGGCCGCCTGAACCTTCGGCTCGAACTCGCAACCGCCCGCGCTGTTGATCGTCTCGGCCGCCAGGGCGCGGACCACTGCCGATACCACGTTCTGATAGTTCACTGCCCACCCCCTGCCTGCTTAGCCTTGCTCAAGACGAGTTCTTCGTAGCTGCGCTTGCGGCGCACTGCGCCCGCCCAGGAAAACGCCACACCACCAACCACCATGAGGGTGGCCATAATCAGGAATACCCATGCTGGTGTCATGCTGCTTGCTCCTGGGCCTGGATACGGACGCGCACAGCGCCGCCCTTGATCGTTTCCTTGCTCACCTTGATCTGGGTTGCGAACACGTTGTCGTCGATGCCCAGGGCATCAGCCAGGCCGTCACGGCCCGCCTTGAACATCGCCAGCAGATTGTCGTCGTCGCGCCGGCGGCGATCCGGTGGCAAGAACTCGAGCATGAGCAGCGCTTCACCCTCGGGTGCCTGGATGCCGGCCTGCTTCGCCAGCAGGTGGCAGGCTGCCCGGTACGACTTGGCCGCCTTGCTCTTCTCTCTCCAGTGCACTCGGGCGTTCGGGCTGCATGCGGCCGGTGGCCACGGTAGTGTCAGTTCCATCAAGCAGCCCCTTTCACGGTCAGAATGCCGGCCCGGATCAGGGCCTCATGAGTCTCAGCGATCGCCCGTGGCATGTCGGACCAGTCCACTTCGCCTTTCCCACGGCCATCGAGGACGTCGTGACAGGCGCTGCAGGCGTAGACCGCCACGGTGTCGAACCCCTTCATGCCCATGCCCTTCTGCCCGCATGGCAGGTGGGCCAGTACGGTGGTCTCCGGGTTGAAATTGCACGTGCCAGGGATACGGACGGTGCAGTCTTGTCCTCGGGCGCTCTCCCTCACCTTCTTGCTGACTACGCGCATGGCTCGGCCTCCGATGCGTAGATGATTCCTGCCGCCACTGCCTTAGCGACCAATTCCGTACGGTTGGAGGCTCCCAGGTGCAGGCGGGCATCCGCCATCCTGCTGGTGACCGTTCCCGGCGAAATGCCGAGTTCGCGAGCGATCTGCTTTCCGCTCTTTCCTGTTGCGGCGAGAACCACGCACTGCACCCCGCGCCGCGTCAGGCCCTGGCCATACAGCCCTCGCCAGCCGGGCGCTGCGAAAATGCCTTGGTCCTTGTTCCGCTTGAGATTTGCTTCCTGGCTCTTCATGCCGCCTCCTCGCTCAGCAGGTCGCTGAACACCACACCCTGCGGCGCGAACTCGGCCACGATACGGTCGGTGTACTGGCAGCCCTGGGCGCGGTCGAACAGCCTGGTAACTGGGAAGCCATCCGGCCCGAACATGGCGCAAGGTCCCATCAGGCGTAGCTTCACCTCATACGGCAGGTGGATGAACGACTCAGCCCAGCCGGTGCGGAACTCATCGCAGCCAGCGCGCATGATCGGCACGCCAAAGTGCAGCTTGCAGTACCTGCGCACATCCTCGATGTCGCCCATCTCGGTGCTTTTGGCGATGCGGTCGTACATGGCGAACCACAGGGCGTTCTGGTCCAGGGTGCGATCCTTGCCCGGACGCATGGTGACCACGACGAACTTCTTGTCGCGGAACAGGCGGGTGAGCATGGTGACGGCCTCGGACAGCTTGGCCTGGGAGTTGACGGAGATTTTCTCAGCCACGCTTCACCCCCTTGCATGCCGCCCTGATAACCCTGGCCGCCCTGACGAAGCCGCTGGCAGTTCCGCAAAACATCGCCCAGGCCAGGTACAGCGCGTACATGGCCAACATCGCACCACCAGCGCCCATGACCGCGTAGCCAACGAGTTGAGCGAAATTATTCATGGTCATGGCTTACCCCTTACGCAGCTGGTACGCACGATGCTGAAAGTGCCTTCAAGGTCGGCCTTGGCCTGCACAGCCGCCTGCTGACAAGCCTCGGCAGACTCCATCGGGACGGAGGTAATCGCCGAATCCTTGCCGGCGGTGAACAGAACGATCAGGAAGTAGGCAGCGATCATGGCTTCACCTCGACCTTCAGGCCCTGGGCCTCGATGGCTTCGACAACTTCGTCAGGCCATAGCACTGCTTCGCGATAACCATCACGGGAATCAATCTCCACAGGTTTAGGCAGCTCCAACACCACGGCCTCACGGGAGGCCTGCCAGGCCCACCATGCATCCTTCACGCGGGTGTTGCAGTAATCCTCGGGGTCGAGGCCGCTTCGCTTCAGCGCGATATCGCCATGCTCTGAATAACGGGCGCGCCATGCCGCCTCGAACTCTGCGCGCATCTTGTTGGTGTCCATCAGTGCGCCTCCTGCGTGAACAGCACGTCAAATCGCTCGTCCGGGTACGAAACGGCGTAGCCCAGCTTCTTGCCTGTGGCGGCCTCGTCCAGATCGCACAGGCACTCATCCTCATCCAGCGCCCGCCCGGAAAGGCTCACCAGATCGGAGGGCTGGCAGCCAAAGGAGCGAGCCAGTTCGTAAACGCTCGTGACCACGTCGCCGGAGCCGTCGAGTTTTTCGGTTTCAGCCCAGGTACACATCACACCCCCTCCCCAGCCGACTGCCCGGCGCGCTTGAACCCAACGTGATACCCGCGCTTCTGGCTGCCATCGGCCATGACGACACGGCGGTCTGCGCCCTTGGTCATGCGGACGATTTCCCGGCCTTCCACGATCTGCGCAAAGCCCTGGCTCTTGAGCTGGGCAACTGTGATCTCTTGTGCAGGCGTCATTGGACTGGCTCCCAGACTTTCACGTTGGCTTTCTGGCTCTGGCGCTTCATATCGGCAGTTTCTGCGCCGCCTGCGAAGGCAACGAGCCCTACCGTTTCGCCACGTTGTGCGCCAATGCTGATTGCCGCCTTGAGCATCTCGGTATTTCTCCTCGGGCCAGCCGCCTTACCGTGCTTCTTCCAGTTGGCGTGGTAGGTGATGTGGTCAACCCCCGCAGAAGCTGCCCACATCAAGGCATGGCGATCAGCTCCAGTTGCACCGCCGTTGAGCAATACGCTGATCGGGGTTTTACGGTGCAAGGCGTCCAGCGCACTCACCACAAACGCACCATCAGCGAAATCTCGTCCGCCACATGCGATAACGATCATCAGATGCCCTCCTTCCCACGGTGCGATTCCCACTCAAACGGGACCACGATCATTCCGCCCTCGCGCAGGCGGTCGACGCAGCGCTCGCCCATGGCCACCGGCAGATGCTCGGGTCCCAGGTTGGAAATCACCACGGTTGGGCGCACCTGCTCGTACCGGCCGTTGATGATCGCGAACAGGGTGGTCAGCTCGAAGTCGCTCGGCTGCTCCTTGCTCACGCCTACCTCGTCCAGTACCAGCAAGTCAGGAGTGACCAGGCTGGACAGGATGTCGGCCTCGCTTCGTTCGCTGTGTCGGTCGTACGTGGCGCGGATGGCCTGCAGGATCGAACCCACGGTGCGGTACACGGCTGTACGGGAAGTTTTGTGCAGCAGCTCGTTGGCAATGGCCACGCCCAAGTGGGTCTTTCCGGTGCCTGGCTTGCCGATCAGGACCATGCATCGGCCAGACTCGGCGATCTCGTCGAACACCTTCACGTAGTGCCGGCAGAAGCTCAGGGCTTTGCGCTGGCCTTCGTTGTCGGCGCTGTAGTTCGCCAGCGTGCGTTTCTCGAAGCGTTTCGGGATCAAGGCATCCCCAAGCTTGCGGGAGATCGCCATTCGCTTCGTGAGCGCTTCCTGGGCCTTCTGGCGCTCTTCGCGCTCATCGTTGGCGATTCGGTGGCACTCAGGGCAGCCGCCGCGAAGCTCGCGGTCAAGGATGACCACCACGCTTTGGTCGTACGGCCCGTGCTTGTCGCAATGGGCTGGCTGGGTGCGGACGGGGGCCGGCGCGATGTTTGCTGGCTTGGCTGACTCAGAGCGCATAGCTGCCGTCCTCCCGTTTCTTCAGGCCTGCCGTGTAGTCGCGATCAGCGAAGCCGTGATGGCGGCTGGTGGGCAGGTGGTGAACGTTGTCAGCAGGAAGCTCTACCTCATCCTCCCAGCGCTTCCCGTTGAGCCAGGTAGCCGCGTGGGGGATGAACTGGCCGTTGTCCTTGGTCCAGCCGGGCAACTGCCGATGCTTGGCCAGAGCGGTGACGATGGTGTCGAACAGGTCGGCGGTCAGCTTGAGCTTTGCCCATGCCTTCTCGGCTTTGTCCTTCCCAACCTTGCGCGGATACAGCTTCCAGAACCGCGAGAACAGCTCGGCCGAATCCACCGGAGCGGGCGACGGAGTGAGGGAATCAGGAATCAGGAATCCGGAATCAAGAGAGAGGGAATCAGCAGGGAAAGAACTGTGCGAGTCTGGTGCTTGCACCGTGCTTTCCTCATGCTTTCCCTGGCATGCGTCTACTACGGGCATTTCAGGGATGGTGCTCTTGGCTTCCTTGACGTGTGGGTTCTGGTGCTTCGACCAGTTGATGACCTGAATAGCCTTCACGTCGCCCACGTTGTAACGCTTGATGAACCCCAAATGATCCAGGTCATCGAGCATGCGATCGATGTCGACATTGTCGGCTGGGAACAAGGCCATTTTGAGGCGGCGTGGGCGATCTTCCAGGCGTCCTTCACGGTCTGCCTCGGTCCAAAGGCCGATGAACAGGAGGCGCGTGGCAAAGTCCAGCTCTGCCAGGTGTTCATTCGAGAAGAACCCTGGTTTGATGTTTCTTGAACGGGCCATCATTGGGCCTCCAGGTTGTACTGAGCCCACAGACCAGCCACCCAAGTGACGCCCTTGGGTGTGAATTTGGCTTGGTTGAAGGCGTGACCGCTCTCGCTAGTACCGGTCTTCACGGCGAAACGACCGGCGTCGATGTGGTTCTGGTAGGCCTGCCACTCGCCGCCCATGCGATACATGATCTTCTTGTCGAGCAGGAACTCGCGGAAGCGTGCCTCATTGGCCTTCAGCAGCTTGGCGGTTTGGCGGAAGCCCTTGAGGCCGGTTGACTCGACGTACTTGTCGACAAACTCGACCTTGGGCGCGGCAACCTCCAGGGCCTGCTGGGCGATCTGGCGTTGCTCGTATTGCTCTGCCCAGGCGCGAGCTGCGGCAGCAGGATTTGAGAAGTCAGGCAGCGTAGCGATGACTCGAGGCGATTCGAGTGACTTGAGCTTATCGAGAACGCTGCGGCGAACCGACTTCGATTCACGCATACCGACCAGCATGCACTGGTCCAGAGTCAGGTCGTAAGTGGCTACCTGGTTTCCGTAGACAGGGGTGTAATATTTTTGCACCCCCTCCAACTCGTCTCCCAGCTCGTCCTCAACCCGAGAAAGGAACTGGTCATTGCGCACCTGGGGTTCTCCAGCAGACCTCCTAGAGGCGTTGATCAGGTCGCGCAATTCAAGGCTGCTCATCCTCCGCGCCACAGAATCGTGGTTCGAATTTTGTGGCGCGAGGGCCACGGTATTGCTTTGGGTGCTCAGGTGCATATATGATTACCTCACTCAAGCGTTACGAATGCAGTACAAGAAGCCACCCTGCCCGGTGGTTTTTTTGTGCCTGCCATTTGAGGGTCTCTTCAGTCCCTATGTGAGGGCCTCACCTATCCGGTAGAGGGCCTCTTCAGTCCCACCAGCTCCAGAACCGGCGCCTTTCGCCTGCCTACAAACACCGTTGCGCCGGACGTAATTGCTTCGAGCAAGACCTCATTCACGGCCTCCTCAAACGTCCAACCCCTGGCTTCCATCAGGCGATGAATCTTGGCTCTGGTCTCTGGCGGCACGTTCTCTTCACAAAATTCCATCGTGCCCTCCTGAGGGCCTCTAGCCCGCGATATCCTTCAAGTCGTCAGGCATGAGGGCTTCGATGCCGCCATTAACAGCGGCCCACTCGAGCATCTCGAACAGGTAGGTCGCGTACTCGCGGCGAGCCTTGTGGGCGGCTCGCTGAAGCTGCCGATCGAGCAACGGGTACAAGCGAACCTTTCTGGCCAGGTCGCGGCGCTGCGTCAGGGGGTCTTTGAATCCCATAGGGGTGCTACTCCTTGCGGTTGGAATTGGTTAGGCGGCGGTTTTAGCTGATGGGCGAACGCACAGCTCGCGAGCGGTGACCGCTCCGGACGTGAGTTCTTCTGCCTTGAATGCCTTTTCGGCACTCATGAAATGGATCCCTGACACCCAGTACGAAACCGCAGCCTGGGATACGCCAAGAGCCAATGCTGTTTTGGTCTGGCCGCCGAAGAATTCGACGAGCCTTTCGATGGGGGTCATGCGCGATCCCTCCTGATAAGCCTGCTTATATCGTATGAATAAGGAGGCTTATTTGCAACCCCATAAGGCAACTTATAAATTGCTCTGCATGACGACACTTGCCCAACGAATGAAAATCGCGCGATCCCACGCCAATCTCACCCAGAAAAAGCTGGCTGAGACGGCAGGGGTTGAGCAGCCAGCCATATCGCAACTGGAAACAGGAAAAAGCCTAAAGAGCGCCCACATCGCAGCCATAGCTAAGGCTTGTGGCGTCAGCGCTATATGGCTGGATAAGGGTATTGGCGGAATGACCGATGACACGTCAGGATTCGACGCCAACGTAGAACCTATTCCTGGTCCTGTCAGGTATTACGAATACCCAGAAATCAGCTGGGTTCAGGCTGGGATGCCAATGGAAGCGATAGAAATCTCGAACGTTGCGTCGTGCGAGGTTCATCCATCAGACGCTTGGGCTGGCCCGCACGGGTTTTGGCTCAAGGTGAAGGGGCCGTCGATGACCTCTTCTAACGGCATGTCCTTTCCCGAGGGAATGGTGATCCTGGTAGCCCCTGGATTTGATGTGGAGAGCAGCCAGTTCGTAGTGGCCAAGATGGTCGACACCAACGAGGCGACGTTCAAACAGTTCATCTGGGATTCCGGCCGCGCCTTCCTCAAACCACTTAACCCATCGTTCCCCACTGTTGAGATGGATGGCGAATGGGTCTTGGTTGGCCGAGTGGTGGATGCCAAGTGGCCGCGATCAGCTCTGTGAGGTTGTCATGCCCCTAACCAAGCCCAACCAAGAACTCCACCGCGACCTCCAAGGCCTGGCCTCTGACCTGAAGTGGTCGGCGGTCGAGCTGAAACGGATTGCTGAGCGCATCAGCCTGTCCGGGAATGACCCAGATGCTCAAGCCGTACTGAGGATGTGCCGGTCCTTTCAGGACGCCGAGGAAAGGCTTGCCGGATATGCAGAGGAAACCCACCTGGGGCTAATTGTCCGGGTAAAGACACCTTGCGAGCTGCCAGAGTGAGGATCCGCCGGGCTGGGGAGGATCGGTTGGTGGGGTATGAGGAGGAGGTGAACGTGGGAAGGATTGCCAGACTAATCCAAGTGGTCCGCCAGGATAAAGACTAAATCCAAGCCTGGGGTGACTCTGGTCCAAAGCACGAAATTAGTATGAAAGCAGTGGATGAGCGATATTTTCTAAGAGGCATGCTTCCTAGCGAATACTAATAACAGGCGACCATCCCAAGCACCTCCATTACTGTACATAAAAAATTCTATCAAGGACGTAAGCGCATGGCTGGGGCCAAAAAATCACGCTCTGCGCGTGGCACGCAAGTCGAAAAAATCTCTATCGCCAAATTTAGGGGATTGCAGGACCTGACCATTCCGCTAGGGGAAAGAATCACCCTATTATGCGGTAAAAACGGCACATCAAAATCTTCAATCCTAGGGATAGCCGCCCAAGTATTTAGCTTCGAAACGGATTACACAACCGGGGACAGCCTTAACTATACGACCCTTACAGGGAGTAAATTTGAGTCACGAGTTTCCGAGCACTTCAGGCTTTCAAAAAAATTTGATCAGCCCGATTCGATGGATACAACAGTAACCATCTATGATGGCTATACCTCGTCCCAAGCAGACCTCAACCTTCGCCTATACGACTCAAAAGACAGAAATAAGCCGCGCCCAATAGTTCGCGGGAATACGCTGGCCGGTGACGAAAAAAACACCAGTAGAAATGCAACGCACCCAGTCATTTACTTGAGCCTGAAGCGGCTGACACCAATTTCTCAGCGTGCAAAATATACCGAGCATGATATTGATTTCTTAAATCAACATCGTAGATCGTTTGTCTCTCTTAGCAATCGCCTGTTGAGCAAGCAGTCGGCAACGTCTGTGACTGCTACGACCGGGACTATTAAGTCTGCTGCCGCCCACGGCACAAATTATGATCATGACTCAGTCTCTGCCGGAGAAGACAATGCTGGTCAGATTTTGCTAGCAATCTATTCTTTCCGCAAGCTAAAGGAGGAGTACCCCAAATATCAAGGAGGACTACTTCTCATAGATGAAGCGGATGCCGGACTATTCCCAGCCGCGCAAAGACAGCTAATTAAAATACTTACAGAAGAATGTAAGGACCTAAACCTCCAAGTCATTATGACTTCACATTCTCCGACCATGATTCAGGATATACACGAACTCAGCGAAAAGTCGCCAGGACAATATCAGAATATATACTTAAGCGACAGCTATGGACCTATCAGAATCTTTGAAAATGTGACCTGGCCACAGATTTATGCCGATCTTCACGTCCAAACCATAGCTATAGACGACAAGCAACTGCCGCTGGTGAATATCTACTTTGAAGATAAAGAGGCTTACGACCTCTATACAGCCATCATAAGTGACCGGTCCATAAAAAGGCTATCAAATCCTCTCAAGGACATTGCATTAGGCTGCAGCGAATACATAAAGTTAGTTAAGAGAAAGGTCCCAGAATTCCACTCAAAAAGCCTTATCATTCTCGATGGTGATGTCGATGCCAGTGAGACAAAGGGCATGGACAGCATCGTAAAATTACCAGGCTTACTTCCACCCGACCAGATGATTTTCGAGTTCCTCTACAATCTAGAAGCAGCTGATGCGTTTTGGAAAAACAGCCGCGGCTTCTCTAAGCCAGTTTTTCTCCAGCTGGCTCAAAAAATCATCGACACTTTGGAAATTGATCCCGCTGACGGCAAGATTGATATGCATGTCCTTGTGGATCGACACAAGGCTAGGTCGTCGCCAGACGATCAGAGGTTGAGAAGTCATTTCAAAAATTTTGCTAAAGAAAAAGATTTTCTGTCCATGGTTGCAGGTCGGGTCACAGAGAATCCATATAGAGCCTGGGCCAAACGTAATTATGAGCTTTCCACAAATTTCAAGGAAGAGGTTCGCAAAAAGCTCAAGTCGACGCTGGTTAATGGCCACGGTATTGATACGGCCATGCTAGCCATATTGGACCCCTCCCCCGATCTCAAAAAAGCCTGATCATGCGTGCGCCGGGGAGGCTGGCCAAGTATACTGCCGGCCGCTAGACTGAGGCTGGCCAGCCTCCAAGGACGAGATTCTTATGTACTCCAACAAGCTTTACAGCCCGCTTCGCTACCCCGGCGGCAAGGCGCGTTTCGCGCCGTTCATCGCTGAGGTCATGCGCGCCAATGGCTTGGACGGTGGTCACTATTTAGAACCCTTTGCGGGCGGGGCTGGCGTAGCTCTGGAGCTTCTATTTGACGGGCATGCTAGCCACGTCCATATCAATGATCTCGATCCAGCTGTGCATGCTTTTTGGTCTGCGGTGACTTCTGATTCGGAAGGCTTGCTACGCCTCCTTCGCGATACCCCTATTACGATGGATGAGTGGCATCGCCTGCGCCAGGTGATGCTGGATCAAGATCCAAGCTTGTCGATTACGGAGAGAGGTTTCGCCACCCTCTTTGTCAATCGGACCAATCGCTCTGGCATCCTCAAAGGCGGCGTCATCGGAGGCAAGGCCCAAACTGGGACCTATAAGCTAGACGCTCGCTTCAACAAGGACATGATCGCAGCTAGACTTGATCGTATCGCACAGCATGCACACAACATCACGGTCCATCAGGAGGATGCGTACAGCCTTCTCAGTCGCGCATCAGAGCTACTTCCTGATCGCTCATTGATCTATCTAGACCCCCCATACTACGTGAAGGGGCGTGATCTGTACCGGAATTTCTACAAACATGACGACCATTTGCAGATTGCCCAGCTGCTCCAGTCACCAGGGTTCATGAGGCAATGGGTTGTGTCGTATGACAGCGCCCCCGAAATTTGCGAGATGTACAGCGGCTCAGAAGCGTTGAAGTATGGCCTTCATTACACCGCCCAGGCCCGGTATGTTGGCGATGAAGTGATGTTCTTCAAGGATGGTCTTAAAGTGCCTGATGCCGAAATCCCTAAGGCGGCAGCCGCAGGCTGAACCCTGGGCCTCAAATCAGCCCACCTCGGCGGGCTTTTTCATGCCTTCACGCTTTTTTCACGCCCTACCCTGCACAGTGAAGGCTCATCCGATTTCCCTAAGTTAGCCCGCATTGCGGTGCGGGCTTTTCTTTGTCTGCGTGATGGCGGATGGCCAGAGTGGTAGCATGGCGGCTCATTTACCTGGGAGGGATGTCCATGCGGGGCTTTGGAATTCTGGCGCTGATCGTAGGCTTGATTGCTGTGATCGGCGCAATGGCTATGGACGTGTCTGTTTCGACTGGAATGGGCGGCAGAGTTAATAACATCGGCCTCATGGCCCAGCAGCAGAATTACCTGATCATAGGGGCACTGATAGCGCTGGCAGGCCTGCTGATGACGATCTTTGTTGGCAAGAAGCAGCTGAGCAGCGAACAGATCGCGAGCATCATGGATGCAAAAGACTCGAGGCCCTGCCCCTTCTGTGCCGAGCCGATCAAGCACGCCGCCATCAAGTGCAAGCACTGCCAGGCTGATGTGCCGGCAGTTGAGCGTGAGCTGCCTTCAAAGGGATGGACTGTGCGTGTTCCATGTCGAACTGGTGATGAGTACGTGACAACGCGGGACAACCTGAAGGCAGAAGACCTGCCGGTAGGGAAATCTGAACACCCTGTCGTTGTGATCGGACCATACGACTTGAAGGTCGCTGCATTTGATGTGCTGCGCATCCTCCGTGAGCGTCACTCTATTTTTGGTGAGATCTACTACGAAGACGGCCGCTGAGCCGATATCAACCGAAACCCAAAGGCCCGCCCCGCGCGGGCTTTTTTGTGCACGCACCCTCAAAAGAGCACAAATGTGCTCTATCCAGTATTGCCATTTACGGGCAGATTAAATACTGTTCATTTATACAGTAAATGGAGTTTGTACCGTGGCTAAAGCCAAGACCGCATCCAAGTCCCAAGCCCATACCCCGCCTACGCGATACGAGCTGATGGGTGCCCGCATCCAGAAGATCGTCAATTCCCCAGCAGCTCAAAGCTCACGCTCCGTCATCCTGGCCAAGGCCGAACATGAGGCCCAGGAAGATTGGGAGCGCTTCCTTGACGAGGTGGCCGAGAACGACAATGTGACCATCGCTCCGCGCGAGGACGGCTCCGTCCGGCTGAGCTGGGTCGTACCCAAGGAAGACTGATTTTCAGCATCCCTCTTTGCCCGCCTAGCGCGGGCTTTTTTGTGGGCGTTAAGCCTTACCGCCGTAGCGCTCCCAAGCCAAGATCATATCTTTCATGGCGCGCTTTTGAGAGTCCGGCAGGATAAAGTCGTTGTAATACTGCTTCCCGTCGAACCTGATGGTCACCTTTTTGGCATCTGCAATTTTTCTAAGCATGGCCTTGTTCTCGGCAACGGTGTCCGACCACTCCCAGATTCCGCCGTAACCGTTATCCCGCTCGAAGTCGAGGCTTCCAAGCTGGAATGTCTGGTCATCAGCTTTGATCGTTACGCTCTGGACGAATAGCCAGCTATCAGAATGGTATTGGAGTTTCAGCCTCAGGGGCATAACCCGAGAGTTCTCGCCCTCCAGTCCGAAATACAGGGACATATAGGTGTCGAGCGTAGGGATGGACTTGTGGGAAACCCAGGTTATCCCTTTGATCTCATCGGTATTTTTCTTCAGGTTCTTATCCAGTCGGGCTAGGGCGGCCCTCGCCTCCTCCGCTTTCTTTGCTTCTGCTGCCAGTCTTTCAGCTTCCGCAGCCTTTTCCTCACGCTCAATGGCATCAAGCAGAGATTTAGCCGTGATCGCTTCTGATTTTTCCGGGTAGCGTGCGATCAGGTCTTGCAGGCCTGATTTGGCAGCAGCGTTATCTCCGGCGGCCTTGGCGTCCTTCGCTCGCGCCAGCAGCCTTTGAGCCCCATGTTTTTCAGCATCCAGCTCCGCCTTGAGCGTGGCGACCTCGGACTGTAGCCTGCTTACCTCTCCTTGAAGCTGTTCAGCCTTCTCCCTGTCGGCATTCCCGCATCCGGCAAGCGCCAACCCAACAGCCAATGCAACAACCGCCCTCTTCATCGCCAAAAGCTCCTTGTGTGGTTGGGTGACTCTATCAAAACGCCACCACCCACACGACATCTCGCCATGGGCTTGTGCGGATTTTTTGTGGGCACGAGAAAAAATATAAGCATGCTTATTGACTCACTAAATAAGCAGGCTTATATTTTGACCCATCGAGGCGCTACACAGCCCCTCGGGAGGCCCTCAAGCCGACCGCTCTTTAACAACCCAATCGCAGAAAGGCTGCCAGCCAGCGAAACGACTAACGCACCGGGCGTGGGCGACTCCCACCCTGCTGCGCTGTATCGGATAGCCCTGGCAGCCCAAACCAGAAAACGTATGGAAAGAAATCATCGCCCAGTCGCAGGTGGCGGGTAACAGCGACCTGGAACACCCGTTGAACTGTAGCGCCCGGCACGCCGACGCATCGGTCAACACGACATTCGATTTGAGCCAGCGACCGACGCCAGTAGCGGGTCGCGGCAGATTTCCTCGATGCCCTTCCTGTGAGGGGTATCAGGGAAATCACACGGGAGTCACAACATGAGTGTTGATGCATACGCCGGGATCGACCCGGCACGGAAACGCTGCTGCGCCGTTGGCGAGGCGGATGCCCATAACGTGATGGAGGCGTTGCGGGATGGCCTGATTGTCGTCCCGGTTTCGGTCGATACGGCCAGGATGATTTGGGGTAGTGAGCCGGTTGATATCTACGCCATCGCCCTTGGCGGAAGCGTAACTCCCGCCAAGGTGGAAGGCCTAAGCGCCCAGCAAATTGAACGGTTTCGTCAGATCGTTCAGGAGATCTCGACCGACGAGAAAGTTAGCTTCGATGAGGCATTCTCAATCGCTTCAAATCACCTGGCCTACTGGGTCAGCGAGATGCCCAAGGGGCGACAGGCTTCAGGTGGCAGCAAGGCTCATGCTGGTGAAAGCCATGCCGACCAAGTTTCTGACTGAGATACGAAAATCCACGGCCCGCCAGGACCGGAAAGCGGAGTAGCGAGCCCTCTTATCCGCTCGCGAAGCGCGGTTATTTCAAGGTTGCTTGATCCGTAATAGGTGCCGATTGGGAGTTTTCGCAACGTCCCGTCTGAGAACGCAATTGTCTTCATCAGCCCCAACGCCTCCATCCCAGCATGAAGATCATCGTAGTCGTCCCATCCGGCCTTCAGTAACTCAACCCGAACCATGTAATCCGCCATACCGATGTTCCTTATCTCGACTGTGGAGATCGGAGCATAGGGTTTTCCCTCGACTGTGGAAAGCGAGGAAACAGGGAGCCTGCCCCTGCAAAAACAGGCACTCACAACGTTGCAGACGATTCCCCGGTGCGCCCCAAGCGGGGCGCATCAGGGGGAATCCACTGAATAGCAGAGGGCAAGACAATGTCAGGCACGTTCGAGCAAGGCTGGGCAGCGCGTCCCTTCGCGCAGCAGTTCCCGGGAATGAACGCGGACGAGGCAAAGCGCCTTGACCACATCAATACCTCCATCACCACGCTGTATCTGGCGGGGCTGCTCACCGACAAGCAGGCGAACGAGATCCGCACCAAGAAATTCCCCAAGGTCGTCACCAAGGCGGTCCTGGGCAAGAGCTGATTCCCTGACAGCCGGAAAGACGGCCCGATGCCCTGCTCCCCATCGCAGGGTGTGATCGGGATGCGACTTGTAGTTTGCCTCGGCGGATCAGGGGCGCCACACCAAGCTGGTGCGGTCAGTTAGGTAGCGCTGCCGAAGCTGGCGTAAGTCTTTGGGGTTCGAATCCCCGCCAGGTCGCATCACCGATACACCCCGCATCCCCTTCCTTCACATCGACCGCATCAGACAGGTGCCAGTACTGCGCTCTCACGGCGCGCAGAGGTTGGTCGCCTGCGCTGGCATCTGCCTCATGCGGTTGGCTACTGAGGTTCACACGATGAGCAAACCAACTGGCGGCCCGGCATTCCCAGTGCCAGGCCTGCAGGACGACGAAACCTTCAATGGAATGACCCTGCGCGACTACTTCGCGGCTCAGGTCGATGTTTCGGACGAAGTCGGCGTCCGCTACGCGGAGGCAATTGTCGGTCGCGCAATGCCTGACTTCGCATCGGCGCCGCTGGACAACATCGCTTTTTGGGCAGATTACCGTGCGATCAGTCGCTACATCGAAGCGGATGCAATGCTCGCCGCCCGGGTGAAGCCATGAACAAGCTCGGTTACTGCGAGGGTGAACCCTGCGCCCGCGACGGCTGCGAAGGCTCCATCGAAATTGAGCCGGTTAAGGATTGCAGCTGCCACATCGCCGCACCTTGCTGGAATCACGAAAACGCCGACATGCATTGCCCTGATTGTGGGTGGCGCGCAGCCGATGACCCTCTCTGTGTTCGCGAAATCGAATCCATCAGCCTGGGCGCGCCTCTCCCATACATTCAGACAAAGCCACGCGTGCTCGATCCGACCAAGATCGATTGGGTGGACAAGCCTTACAGCAGCAGCTCGATGATCAAGGAAGGCGTGTTCCCCATCGGTACCACTTCCAAGGAAGTCGAGGACAAGGTGCGCGGAACCTTCGGCGGGCGCTTTGAGCGATTCGACGCGAAGAACGGCCTTTTCAAGTACATCGCATACACCGACTGAACCCACCACCTGGAGGCGACCATGGCTCGCGAGCATGAGCTCTACGCAGACAGTGCCCAGGCCCGCGAGATCGACCGCCAGTACCAGCTCTTTGGTGACTCGTCGTGGGTTGACCATATGACCTCGGAGCAGGCCCGGGCAAACAACGAGGCCTGGAACACGATGATCCGCGAGCGCGATGAACGCCAGCGGGCAGACAGCCGCAGAGTGATCGGATCGGCTCTCGACAGGATGGAAGCCATGTGCGGCTCAGGTGCCGCCCGGAGGACAGCATGAACAAGGGTACCCGTCAGGCGGTGGTCGACATCATCGACTCCCGCTTCACAGCGATCTGCGCGAACTTCAACGAGATCCTGCGCGGCGAGTTGGTCATGGCCATCGACCTGGCCGGCCTCACCGGCGCCATCGACCTGGCCGAACAGCGTAGCTACACCGAGCGCTTGAACCGCATCATCGAGCGCGAACACGAGCGATGGATGGAAGCCAACGGGAGAGTGGCATGAGCACAGCACCTGTGAAGTCCTTGATCGATGAGCAGCTGGAGCAGATCGAGCGCAGCCTGGCCATGTTCGGAGCCGGAGTTTCGCGCGACCTGCCGGAATCCATGGCCATGCCGACCGATCGCGTCATGATGCTGTTCAAGGGACCGACCTTCGCTGCCGCGGTTCACGAGGCCGAACTGGCCAGCATCGAGAACCCTCTGGCCTGGAAGTGCCGGGCCTGCATCTGTGGCGAGTGGACCGTGGGATATGAGGTGCGGGTATGAGCGAGCTAATTGAAGTGAATGTCGGCGACCTGAAAGGGCCGGCTCTTGATTGGGCGGTAGCCCATGCGACCAAGGCATGGGAATGGGCGCACAACTGGTTTCCTACCATGACCCTTGATCCTACGTTCTCCGGTATTTCGGACGACGCGTGCGGGGTCGACGGTGCCGTGGTTTTGATTCCCCGAAACGCAATGCGCCAAGAGCCGCAAGAGTTCAGGCCAAGCCTTGACTGGAGCCAGGGTGGAAGGCTGATCGAGGAACACGGAATCAAGATCGAAAGATCTGTGAACGGTTACACGTGGTATGCCGGCTGGCTTATCCCTGGCATTGGCTGGAATCAAAAGCATCAAATGTGGGATGGCGAAACAGCCCTTGAGGCAGCCTGTCGCGCCCTTGTGGACTTGAAGCTTGGCAACGAGGTCAAGGTACCCAGGCAGCTCTTACCATGACCAGCTACCAGCGCGCCCGCCGCTTCTCCATGTGGCGCGGAAGCTTCATCACCCTCTCCTTGTGCACCGCATGGATGCTCGCAAGCGCTTACGCAGGCTGCATCACCTCCTGAGGTAACCATGAACACAACACCCCGCCTGGCCGCCCAGCTCGACTGGATGACGGTCGGATCGTTCTCGCCTGAGCGGTACCAGGGCGATGAGCGCAAAGAGTACGAAGAAGAGGCCGCTCGCATTGAGCGGCAGTGGGACAACCAACCCAGCTGAGGTGCCGCATGGCAACCGTAACCCTGATCCTCGGCAAGTCCGGGGCCGGCAAGAGCGCGTCGTTGCGCAACTTCAAGCCTGATGATGTGGCTTTGGTCCAGGTCATCAAAAAGCCGCTTCCCTTCCCCGGCTCTAAAGCGTGGAAGTCCTATGTCACCGACAACTGGGTCAAGGTCATCGGCGCCTGCCGCCAGACCAAGCGCAAGGTGATCGTGATCGACGACTTCCAGTACATCCTGGCCAACGAGTTCATGCGCCGGAGCGAGGAGAAAGGGTTCGACAAGTTCACCGAGATCGGCCGGCACACCTGGAACATCTTCGAGGCACTGCTCGGTCTGCCCGATGACGTTCGCGTCTACATCCTTAGCCACACCGAGGAGACGGACGCCGGTCAGATCAAGATGAAGACCATCGGCAAGATGCTGGACGAGAAGATCACGCTGGAAGGCATGGTCACCATCGTCTTGCGCTCTGTGGTCAGCGACGGCCAGCATCTGTTCAGCACCCGAAACAACGGGTCGGACACCACCAAAGCCCCGATGGGCATGTTCAACGAGGCGATGATCGATAACGACCTCGCCTTGGTCGATGCCGCGATCTGCGAGTACTACGACCTCACCAACACAACTCAGGCCGCATAGGAGCCTTCTGAATGTTCAATCTGGACGCAAATGCCGCGCGATCCGCGGACAACAAGTCAGCATTCATCGACGAGGCAGGCAAGTTTATTGGCGAGTTCCTGCGCGCCGAATACATGGAGAAGCAGGACACAGGTTCTACCGGTATCGGCTTCACCTTCAAGAGTCGCGACGGGGCTGAGGCGACCTTCTACCTCAACCTGACCTACCAGCACGGCACCCGAAACGAGGGCGGCTACGCCATGATGAACGCCATCATGGCCTGCCTGCAGCTGCGCACAGTCGGAGCGCCACAGCCAACCCAGTTCGAGAAGTGGAACAACGACACCAAGCAGCGTGAGCAGGTAACCGCCCCTGGCTTCCCCGAGCTCCTGAAGAAGCCAATCGGCCTGCTCATCCAGATGGAGATCGAGAAGAGCAGCCAGACCGGCATGCCGCGACCGATCATTTACGCGCCATTCAGCGCCGAATCGGAAAAGACGGCATCCGAGATCCTCGACCCGCGTTGCACTACCCCAGCGAAGCTGGAAAAGATGGTCCAGCAGTTGATGAAGAAGCCAGTGCATGACCGTCGACCGAAGTCAGCGCAGGTATCCAGCGGATACGCCCAGCAAGACAACTACGACTACGGCGCACCGCCTGACTTCTCAGACGAAATCCCGTTCTGATTGCTCATGAGCAGCAGTCCAGCCCGCTGCTGCCACCCCTTCCTCTTCCGCGATGGACCTCATATGACCGCCTACATTTTCGACTCTGAAACCACCGGCCTGAACAACCCCGAGTTAGTTGAGGCCGCCTGGCTGCAGCTCGGTGCCGGCCTGGCCGTAACCGGCGAGTTCTTGCAGCGATACAAGCCATCCAAGCCCATCGAACTGGGCGCCCTGGCGACCAGCCACATCCTGGACGAAGAGCTTGTCGACTGCCCGCCGCATGATTCCTTCAAGCTGCCCGAGGACGCCACCTACCTAATCGGTCACAACGTGGATTACGACTGGAGTGTGATCGGCAAGCCGGATATCAAGCGCATCTGCACCAAGGCCCTAAGCTCAATGCTTTGGCCCGACGCTGACTCGCACACCCAGTCGGCGATGATCTATCTCCACTACCGGTCGGAAGCTCCCGAGCTTCTGAGAAACGCCCACGCCGCGCTTGATGATGTGAAGAACTGCCGTCGCCTCCTGGCCGCCATATTCAGCACCCTGAAGGCGCAGCTGGGGCGACCGGTGGCCAGCTGGGAAGAACTCTGGGAAATCTCCGAAGACGCTCGCATCCCGAAGGTCATCCGCTTCGGCAAGCATGCCGGCTCGAAGATCGAAGACATCCCGCGCGACTACAAGCGCTGGCTGCTCGGCCAGGCCGACATCGATCCATACCTGCGGAAAGCTCTGGAAAAATAAGCCATGGCACTCGCAAACATCCTTGATCTGCTCCAGCGCCGGAAGGAACTGGAGCAGCACCTGCAGCTGCTGTTCAACCGCAGTTGCCAATGGGGCCGCGCCGAACGTGTGCGCGGCGCCGCCACCATCGAGAACCTGACCCAGCAACTGGTCGAGGTCACCGAGCAGATCGAAACGGCGCGCGCGGCATGAGGCGGATCAACAACCTGGTCCGCCAGCGCCGGCGGCAAGAACAGTTCCACCTGCCGCCAAGCGGCCTATCGGAGCACCGAAATGCAGAAAGCCCCCTCTGGAGTCGTCACCCTGCCGTCCTGGATGAATCGCCCGGTCAAGAAGCTGTACAACACTCGCAGCGGCGGCCAGTACCGGCCTGATGATGTGGCCCTGGCCTTTGCGCTGAGCCTGAAGTTTCACGACAGCGCCGATGAGCTGCGCAAGCTGGCCCGCCGCCTGGTCGACAAGGTCTGCCTGGAGCACCAGCCGAACATGAAGCGCCTGGCCCGCGAGCCGGACGACGCCAAGGTGTTCGACGCCGCGCTAAAGATCATCAACCGGGTATGCGACCTGCTGGATATCAGCCCGGGCACCCGCTTTGTGCGCAATGGAGGCGATGATGGCTCTGACGCCGAAGCAGCGTGATCAGCGCAGGCGAGATAAGCAGGAGCGCCTGGGCGAGCAAGATTTGCGCTTGAAGGTGACCTCCACCCACGCCAGCCAGCTTGCTGAACTGATGTCCTGGGGCGAGATTGAGGAAAGCGGCGAAGCGCTCACCTTGCTGATCTACAACGCCCACAAGCTGGGCCGTTCGAAGTTTCCATTCTTCGCCGTCGGCGCCCGCCTTGAGATTGAAAGCGACCAGCACATCAAAGCAGATCGAACCGAAATCAGGCTCATGGCAAGGCGCGGCACCATCCAGCAGCTCGATGAAATGGGCGAGTGGATCAATGCCACCGACCGAAGTTTCATCGTCCGTACGCTGATCGAGCGCGCCCATGCGCTTGGGCCGATTCAGGCCCTCACGCTGCTGTCGCTGCCTCCGCGCCACAAGTACGCAGTCAGCAATTCCGTGGCGCGGGCGCTGGATCAATGGCGAATGCAACGTGAATTTCGTGCGCCAGACATCAGGCTTGGCGCTGACCCTGACGACAAAGGCCTGCTGCTGCTCGCCAACGTCTGACTCGCGCTGCCCGCCAGCGCCTTCCCCTATTCAACGATAACGCCGACCCGGCGAGGATCGACCATGCCCATCACCTACGGAAGCGTCTGCAGCGGCATTGAAGCTGCGACCGTGGCCTGGCACGTGCTTGCCTGGAAGGCCGCGTGGTACGCCGAGATCGAGCCATTTCCGTGCGCGGTTCTGGCTCACCACTACCCGGACACGCCAAACCACGGCGACATGACCCGCCTGGCAGCCATGGTGCTTTCCGGCAAGATCCAGGCGCCCGAGGTGCTGGTCGGCGGAACGCCCTGCCAGGCCTTCAGCGTGGCAGGTATGAGGGAAGGCCTGGCCGATCCGCGCGGGGCCCTCACCATCAAATATGTGGAGCTGTTCGATGCAATTGACCATGTTCGAACCATGCGCGGCGAACCCGAGGCCGTCTGCACCTGGGAAAACGTCCCCGGCGTCCTCTCCGACAAAGGCAACGCGTTTGGCTGCTTCCTCGGCGCCCTGGTGGGCGAGTCCGAAGAACTCCAACCGCCAGGGGGCAAATGGAAGGACGCTGGTTGTGTGTATGGACCCACGCGAACAGTCGCATGGCGGGTTCTGGATGCCCAATATTTCGGCCTGGCCCAACGACGCCGCCGTGTGTTCGTTGTCGCAAGTGCTCGAGCAGGGTTCGATCCCCTCGAAGTACTTTTTGAGCGCGAAGGCCTGCGCCGGGATACTCCGCCGCGCCGAGGCGAGGGGCAAGACCTTACCGGACGAGCTCCATTCGGCCCTGCGCTCCAGTGCGGCTGCGGATGGGTCTTTGGCTTAGACCTTGGCCAGTACGGATGCCCGAATTGTGAGGGTGATGAAGGACCAGCGGTTGAGGTTCTGGCCGGCGTTCCTGCTTACGGCGGCCACAGCCTACAGGGTGATGTCAGCCAGGCCGCCACACTGACGGCCAAGGACACCAGAATGGACATGGAGAGCGAGACGTTTTGCATCGCACCGACCATCACCGGAGGCGCAAGAAAGTCGGGCGGCTACAGCCATGACGATATCCCAATGGTCGCTGGCACCTTGCAGGCAAACGGCAAAGCGGCCGGCAGCGCCACTCAGCAGGACGCCGAGAACGGCATGCTGGTGGTGCACGGCACGCAGGATCCCGATGTTCTCCACGGCCTGGCCCATCCTCTGGGCAGGAACAGCGGGCAGGAGAACGCTCTGCTTGCTTTCAGCTGCAAGGACCACGGCGCCGATGCCGGCGATCTGGCCCCGACGCTTCGTGCTATGGGACACGGCGCCAGCCACCCCAACGCCGGCGGCCAGGTCGCAGTGTGCATTACTGGCGAGATAACCCACACGCTGAAGGCCGAAGGCTTCGATGCCAGCGAGGATGGAGCCGGCCGTGGCCAGCCAATGGTCCAGGGGGGATCTGGTGTTCGACGGCTCACCCCGTGTGAGTGCGAATGGCTCCAGGGCTTTCCTGGCGACCACACCCGAATACCCTATCGCGGCAAGCCCGCCGATGATTGCCCGGACGGGCCGCGCTACAAGGCGATCGGCAACAGCAAGGCCGTATTCGTCGTTCGCTGGATCGGCCGGCGCATCCAACAACAACTTGAACGTCTCGCTTGAGGTATCCCCATGCCCACAGAAAACCGATCCAGCAACACCGACCCACGCGATGTGTTCATCAGGCTCAACCCGCTCGGCCTGGGCGAGGCTGAGCTGCGCAAGGGCAGCACCGGCTTCGAAGACCAGCGCACCCACAGCGACTACCTTCTGTTCCTGGCTGGCTACCGCGAAACGCATTCAGAGTCCCTGCAGCACACCGAGCAGCACCAGGGCGAGCCGGTGGCGCTGCCTGCGCGCATCAACATGACCAAGCTACCTACCGAACAATCGAGTCGCTATCACATCGGTGAGCGTCATGGTTGGAACGCCTGCCTCGACGAAATCGCCAAGCTGGGGCCGCTGTACACCCGCCCGGTGCAGGGCGAGCCGGTGGCGTGGCAGGATCCTGACAACGACAGTCGTATGTGCACGGCTGAGCATAAGGCCTATGCACTTTCGAAAGGCGGAGCGCCTGCAGCCGCACTAGCCACGCTGACTCGACCGCTCTACACCCGAGCCGATCCTGCCGAGATTGAGCGGCTGACAGAACAGCTTGAGGTCGCCAACCAAACAATCGCATACGCTGCACGGCAGGCAGAGGAAAAGCAAAAGGTCACCGACGCCCTGATGGCCGACGCCAAGCAATTCAGGGGTGAGCGCGACACCCTGCGCGCCCAGCTGGCCGAGCGGGATGCGCTGCTGCGCGAACTGGCAGACGCGCCGCCAGCCGCTATGGAGTTCAGGTTGCAGCAGAAGGTGAAAGCTGCCCTATCCGCCAGCGCAGAGCCGGGCGCGCCGGGGGTTCTGCCGCGAGCGCATGACGTCAACATGTTCCAGCGCACCGCACAGCCAGGAGCGAAGTCGTGAAAACGCACTTCGCACCATTCACCGACCTGGAAGACATTGAGCAGGCGCCCTGCGGTACCTGGCTGGGTGAGGCCAGCGAGCTATCAGGCGACTGGGCAGAAGTCGATTGCCTGCTCTGCCAGAAACGCAAGGACAGGATCATCGCAGCCGCAGCAGAAGAAGAACGCTTCATCGTCGAGCAGATGGGCGACATGGCAGCATTCATGCGCGCACAAGGCTAGACCGCTACGGAGCACATCTGTACTCCACCCCGGTGTAACCAATCCGCCCTATCCCGAGCAGGCAACCTTGTCGAATTTCGGCTGGGTATCCGTGGCGATACGGCGAGCGCGACCTACGCCCCAGGCCAAAGCCCTGGTCATGGATTCACCGGGACGGGAATCGAACGCCTCTTCGTGAAGGGCCATGCCACTCGCGGCATATACTCCAATGAACATCTGCGTGTTACCCGTCCGCGACAATCGCACCTGAACATCAATGACCGTTCCATCCTCGAGTTCTTCGTCATGAGTTCGGTGGTGAAGCGTTGGATCAGCCCACTCCCAGAAAACTTCACCGCGAATCCTCATGTCGGCCTCCTACGATTTTAGTTGTATGCCACGGGTGAACTCTCACCATAGCCAAAGCGAGGCGAGACGCAATCTCGGTATCGCAGCTTGAGAACTGAATCGGACCACCGGCCGATTTTCTTGTACCGAACCCAACCACTTGTACAACTTACTGCCGCGATATGGCGGCCAAGGAATCATCGTGCCCGAAGAAAAGAACCTGGATCACGAACTGCTGAAGCTGGCCGCCAAGGGTGGTGGCTTGGATATCGAGCCCTGCACCTGCCGCGACCCGAAATGGCCGTTCCGCCTGAAAGGCCAGTCCGGCGTGCGAGGCCACTGGAATCCGCTAATCAATGACGGTGATGCGCTGAAACTGGCGGTTGAGCTTCGCCTGAACATCGAAATCAACGCCGGTGGCGTCGATGTCTACAGCGGTGACCTGGATGATGGCCTGTATTTGCCTGTCTCCGGCGATCTTCGAGAATGCACGCGCCGAGCCATTGTTCACGCTGCTGCCAAAGTCGGAGAGCTGCCATGACCCGCCTCGCCCTCTGCCTCCTGCTGCTGGCCACCGGCGCCAGCGCAGGCCAATTGCCCAAAGGTGTCAGCGTCTTCCATGACGACGAGCGCGGCGCAACCTGCTGGACATTCGGCTTCGACTGGCGCGGCGGCATCAGCTGCATCCCCGACAGCCAGCTGCAGGCCGGCAACGAGCGCCAGCTCTCCCCGCACGAAACCCAACCCGAACCTACACCAGCTCTGGCGCCTGGGCGCTGGATTGATGAGAGGTATGAGCTGTGAGCAAGATCGATTGGAGCAAGGCGCCCGAGTGGGCAGAAGGCCACGGCTTGGTCGCCCACCACGGTATCACCGAAGTGTGGCTCAGCATGGACCAGTACGCCGTGGTCGGCGCCGAGGATCGCGCCTATCCCTACGGCGGCGGCACCGGCGATCACCGGCACAACTTCACCCGGGGCCAGGTGCAGTACATCACGCCCCGCCCTGGGCAATGGGACGGCACAGGACTCCCGCCAGTAGGAACGGTGTGCGAACGAAGGTTCCATGATAATGAAGGAAGCAGTTGGCAGCGCGTCACGGTCACCGCCCACGGTCACAAGAAAATCATGTGCCTAGAAGAAACGGGTGATGAGTGGGCCCACTTTGGGCTGGAAGTTTCCTTCCGGCCTGCCCGCACGCCCGAGCAGATCGCCGCGAATGAGCGTCTGCACAAGCTCCGTAACGCTCACACTGCCATAGCAAGAACGCTTGAGTCTTTCCGGGGCGATATCCCCGCAGAGGCAGTTTCCCGGCAGGTGATCGAGGCGATGATCGACGCCGGCTACAGTAAGCAGGTGGCGCCATGATCGCCCTCGCCTACATGGCCTACCTGATCTACAAAGGCCCGCGACCATGAAAGCGCGCATGACCTACTGGAACGGCTCCTGGTGGTGCCGGAGGATGGGGTGCACCGGCCAGGGCTCAACGATGAAAGAGGCCTGGGACGACATGTGGAGCCTCTACTTCGAGGCTGTCCGCCCCGCTCGCCCGCAGACGTTCCACTCGTCGCGCGTCCGCTGCGGCTGATTCCAGCCTAACCCCTCCCCCAACTACTCAAGCCCGCCGACATGCGCGGGCGAGGATTCTGCATGCTCGAAAACATCGAGGTGGTGCGCATCAAGCGCTTCGCCACAAACACGGCTGGCCGCGATTTCGCGGTCGGCGACATCCATGGGCACTTCACCCGGCTGCAGTCTGCCCTGGACGCGGCCGGATTCGATCCGGCGGTTGACAGGCTGTTCAGCGCCGGCGATCTGGTCGACCGCGGGCCAGAGTGCCGCGACGTGCTCGAATGGCTGGCCAAGCCCTGGTTCCACCCGGTGCGCGGCAACCACGACGACTACGTCTGCCGATTCGACACCTGCGACGTAGACAACTGGGTCTACAACGGCGGCGCCTGGTTCGCCGGCCTGGCCTGGGACGAACAGCGCGAGTTCGCCGCCCAGTTCCGCGAGCTGCCGATCGCAATTGAGGTAGAGACCGCCGAGGGCCTGGTCGGCATCGTGCATGCCGACTGCCCTTTCCCGTCCTGGGACGAGTTGCGCGCCAGGCTTGAGGCGCCCGAGAGCGCAAAACAGCTCAAGCTGACCCAGAACACCTGCATGTGGTCGCGCAGCCGAGTTCAGGATGGCGACAAAGAGGGTGTCGACGGCCTTCGCGCACTGGTGTGTGGCCATACCCCACTACGCCAGCCGGCCGTCCTCGGCAATGTCTACCACATCGATACCGCCGGCTGGATGGATGGTCACTTCACCCTGCTGGAGCTTGGCTCTCTCCAGTGCACACCACCAATCAAGCCAGGCGTCAGCCACGACTGGGACTGACCAAGGAGACCATCCATGAACCTGATCGACTGCTACGTCACGAAGATCCTCGGCGAGCCGTACCGCAAGTTCGGCGCCTGGTGGGTCGACGCCAAATACGAGGCCTATGGCCGCATCAGCAAAACCCGGCTCATGTTCCGCACCGAGGAAGCCGCCCGGGCGGCGCAAGTCGGATACCACTTCACGGCCTGAGGAGGCCCAGCCATGGTCCGATACAAGACCGTCGAACAGTTCTCCCGCGAATCCGGCTACACACCGGACGCCATAAGGACCAAAATTCGCGACGGCAAATGGCCGAAGCACATGGTCTGGCGTAAAGCGCCCGACGGAAGAATCCTAATTGACGTTGAGGGGTATTACTCATGGGTAGAGATGGGGGAGGCGTCAGGCCCGCGTCTTCAAGTAGTATCGAAATCACATTCCAATACCAGGGCGTCCGGTGCCGGGAGCGGGTCCAGCTCAAGCCCACCGCCGCTAACCTGAAAAAGGCGGAGCAGCACAAGTCTGCAATCGAGTATGCCATATCAAATGGCACATTCGATTACGCCGCCACATTCCCGCGATCAAAGCGCGCCGCCCAGTTTGCCAGGGCCAGCTCAAACCAGAATGTCGGCGTCTACCTGGACGAATGGCTGGAGCGGAAAACGAAGACCTTCAAATCGAGCACCACGGCCCTATACCGGTCAATCATCAGATCGATACTCAAGCCAATGTTTGGGGATCTGTCGCTCGGAGAGCTCAACAAGAAGGTAATCAAGGATCAGTTGTCCGATTACCAAGTTTCGAACAGTAGGCTGACCACAGTTCAGACCTGCTTTCGGTCGGCGCTCAATGACGCGGTAGAGGACGAAATCATTGAGAGCAACCCGCTTTCGGGGTGGGCATACAAGAATCGGGAGGAGATCAAGGAGGAGGATGACGTAGATCCGTTCACCCGGGAGGAGCAGGAGGCCCTGCTCAGGGCGGCGCGGGGGGAGACGTGGGCTCAGCTGCAGTTCGCGTTCTGGACGGGCCTTCGTCCTAGTGAGCTAATCGCGCTGGAGTGGGGGGATATTGATTGGATCGCTGGGGAAATCCGAATTGTTCGGGCCAAGACCAGGGCTGCCAAGGTTCCCGAGTCGACCAAAACCGCATCTAGCAGGAGAACGGTTAAGCTGCTTGGCCCTGCAAGAGAGGCGCTGCTCAAGCAGAAGGAACTGACCTTCCTGGCCGGAAAGCATGTGTTCCTGAACACCATCACTGGCGAACCATGGCGACATGCCGGCTACATCTACCGAGTGATTTGGGTTCCCGCAATGAAAAAAGCGGGCGTGCGGTGGCGTCGCCCTTACCAGAGCCGACACACATACGCCTCGATGATGCTCAGCGCTGGCGAAAATCCAATGTGGGTTGCTCAGCAAATGGGCCACAAAGACTGGACCATGATCGCCAAGGTTTATGGTCGCTGGATGCCCTCTGCTGACGTGGGAGCCGGAGGTCGCGCAGAGGCTCTTTTTGCAAGTAATGCCAGCGTTATGACAACATCATCTCTAGACCCCGCGTTGTAA